GAGATCCTCCAGAAGAAGTAACACCTCCAGGTCAAGGTGGTGGAATGACTCCGCCGGAGGGATGCACCATTGCAGATCCTACTAACCCCTGTGACTACAGTGCAGATCCTGCTGAAGCAGAGTTCTTTCCTTATGGTGGATGGAATTTAGAAATTTGCAAGCAAGCTGCCGATAAACACCCCGATGGCTGTGCGACTTATTGGTGGATAGAGCAGCAGAATGAGATATTTTCGAATGACTGGTGTAATCAGAATCCAGACCAGTGTGAGGGTACATAAACTATCAGTAAAAAAATCAATTAACTTCATTTTATGTGTATAAATAACTAAGAATATTAATAAACAGGAGATTATTTCGATGGCTGAAATACGATTTCAAATTTTGGGTAACAATGACAATACCCCGACTATAGACACTCTTTCTGGGTCAGGTTTGGCTTTTTTTGGAGCTACATCTGGGTCTTCGGTTCAGATCGGTGAATATCAGCAAACAACTTATGTTGCAAATAGTGATGCTAGTATAGTTAAAGATATCTCTAGCAACAACAAGTATCGAACTGGTGTATTTCCCAGTGGGTCGGTCACTTTAGATGCTACTGCCGGTTCTGCTTCTGATCTGGGTGTTAGTGGTGTAAGAAGTATGTATGGAAGTTTAGGTATTGAATTTGGCCATACTAGCGAAGTAAATATTCAGAACTGTCAACTCAGGGTTTATGATCGTGGAAACGTAGCATATCCAGCTAGTGGCGTAAATACAAAAGTCGCTGAATTAGTCAATTTCAATGGCAGTGCTACGTGGGGTAGCCAAGGAACTGATAATGGTGAATGTTCAGATGCACAGGGAAGTGGAGATTTATGGTGGTGGGGCGAGTCTTGGCCTTCAGAAATGTGTACTAAAAACTATTACACTAATAGTGTTGGTACTGTGTTTTATAATGGTAAAGATACCGATACAGTAGTCAATGGTGATTCTAGACTTTCCGCTGCTGCTGTGGCTGGATCTTATGATACTGTTGGTGGTACGGGTGTAATTGTTCCCTTGCTTGATTCTCCTGGTTCTGGACAAAAACAACTTCACAATGAGGCGACTCTTAGTGGTAGTGGAATGGTTTGGCCTAAATGGTGTCAATACGTTACATCTGGTAAACAAAGTGAAATATTTGGGTTTACCTTTGGTGATGGAAGTGATACATCGAAAAGTTTGAACGCTGGGACACTGGAGCCCATTAGAAGAACTTATGGTGGTACAGGCATTGATAGTCACCACACATGGTCAGTTGCGTTATCCGCATCACCTCTTTCTACAGGAGCAAAAGAGCAGTACGGATTGTACGTTTCTTTAGAATATTTTTAATATTTGAAAATATAATAGGGCTAAGGGCTGTGAAACCCCTAGCCCTTTTTTATTTAGGACAACTGTTCTTTAAGCTGTTCTTGTATCCTGTAAGCTTCTTTTTCGTCAGACGACATTAACATCTTTTTAGATTCCGTCTCATGTTGTTGATGAATTAGGCGGACTATCTTTTTCGCTGCCACGGGTAAATCTGCAACAGGAAATTTCCAAGTTGAAATATTATAGTCAATAGTCTCACCATCTTTTGAGAGCTTCCCCATAGCTATAACATACCTATCAGTTTCATCGTTTAGTTCTGAAATTTTGTTTTTCAAAGTACCATCGTTTTGCATGAAATCTTCCCTATTTAAAAATAAAAAAAGGGGTGTATAATAACACCCTAAACTTTGTTAAATTATAAATTACTCTACAGATTTTGTTTGAGAGTTCCATTTAACCCAACCATTGTCTGGCAACCAATTTCCATCACTATCCTTCCTCTTCGGAAATAAACCGCCCCCTTTTTTGTTAACTCCAAATGACAATCTAGCACCACAATCAGCACAACGCAGCTCGTAGTATTCGTTATCATCAACATTTCTCACTACAAATCTGATATTTTCAGATCCGCATTTACCACAAGTAGTTTGACCAAAAACTTCTTGAAAAGAAGCTAGTTGGCCGAAAAGATCTTTTTGAGTGTCACATTCAAATGATGCAGTAATTTTGCCTGCATTAAAAGTCGCTTTCATTTTTACCTCCAAGATGGATCATAGCCCATAATATCTTCTGGTATTGATTTTGCATCTGTTTGATACTTATTTAAGACTCCTAGCATTTTAGTTGCCGTCTTTTTACTTACTTCCTCAATCGTTTCATAATTTGATTCGCCCATATTTATAAACTTCATTACATTAATGTCTAACTGTTCTGTTGCACATTTCCTATCAATAAAACTAATCTGGAAAGGTGTGATATTATCATCCTCTTTCCATTCTCCATTAGTAGATTGATTCTGTTCAACAGATTGTCTAACAATAGAAGCGATATCTTTTTTAGCAAGCTCCTCTGCTGCTAAACATTTTACCTTTAGAGCCTTTCTTAAAGCACGACCTTCGGCCCGTGTAGATGCGGTGGCAACGGGATGAGCACAGAATAGATCATCTGTATTTCCGTGCCACACATCTGCCACGTCAGAGTAGGTTCTTAGTTGTCCAGAGTTCATCCAGTCAATCACTACCTCAAAAATAACGGTAGCCCTGCCGGGGCCATCATTATCTGTGGCAGGCCAAACCTGAGATGGTCTACTTACAACAATAGTTCCGAGTAGTTCTTCAGCAACCCGTCTCAAACCCGCACAAACAGGATTGCCATCAAACAATTCATTAGTATGAAACTTACTCATAACAAAATCATGCCAGTCTTCTGATCCATAGGCTGGCATCATATCTTCATTCAATTCCATTTCTTTTTCCTGGTTAATGTCCTCTTTGATGCTTTCAACATCAAACAAATCCTGTCCTGTCATTTGATCTCCAATTCAATAAAACGTTTTGTTTTTGCTGGAAATTTGATTTTAATTTGTTCTATCTGTTTTAAAACAGCCTCCCAAAGCTTTCTTTCAACACTAAGGTTCATAGCTTTACAGAGATACTTTACACGAACAACACAAAAACCCTTACCAATTAATAGCCCATTCTTGATACTGTCTAATCGTATGGTCTCATTAAGCTTGTCCTGTCCAAAAATTGGCAGAAAATGTTGTGGACCATCTATCTCTATTATAGTATTTAGTTCTGGCAAAAGCAAGTCAATTTCAAAATTTCCTTCCACTAATCCCTTTTTATGCATTACTACTTCATAGCCCATTTCTTGAAGTTTTTTCTTGAGAAACTTTTCGGCTTTTGACCCTTCTAAACAAGCCTCCCTGAGTGCGGCTCCCGCTTTAGATTGCATTTCTTGTTTTTTTACTGGATCTATTTTGTCCCATCGCTCTTTAGCTTTTTTAGAGAAATCCTTTTTTGCTTCTTCGGGCATGTCCTTCCAAGCCTTTTCAACACCTTTACTTATAGCAAGTTTAGTATCTTCTGTTCTAGTTTTGCCTTCCGTGGGATGTTCAGCCCGGCCCTTCTTGATAGCCAGTTTCATAGCTTCTGCCTTGCTGCGAATTTGTACTCCATTTTTCTTTAAAATTCTTTCAATCTTTTTAGAGTATGTGTTAAACTCTTCAGCAATCTCGGCACAACTACTGCCGTCATTGTATTGTTTTATTACATATTCAGAATTTATGTTTTTCATTTTTAAACTTTCTATGTTTTGAAGCAAAATAATAGTCTAATTGATTGTATTTAATTCTAGTTTACTTTCTTGCACTATTTTATTAATCCAGTATTGTGGGTCTAATAATTCCATTTGGTTTTCTTTATTTACAACTTCGTCATACTTGTCCATTATTGTCTGTTCTTCAAGTAGTTGCTCAATATTGTCCAAAATGATAATTGGTAACTTTTTATACATCTCGTATATTTTATAGTCTCCCAACTTTATAACAATGGGAACTATATTACAATATAAAGTTTCCCACAGGCGGTGAGTATCTATTCCATTTCCAGCAGGGCAAACATTCATTTTATATTGATTTCTTGTTTGAAAGTATTCTTCCTCTTCTAGATACGGAGGCTGCCAATCAATAAATTCAGCTTGTTGACACAGCCGCATTACAGGGTCTCGGTGCGTAGGGTTTGTTTCAATTCTGAAGTTGGCATAGATATTTTTAGTTGGTTTTATATCTCTGTATTTATCTATATAATTTTGTGTAGTCAATGATCTAGGCCAGGATACTCCATGTCCACTTCTACATGACGGTTCGCCGTTTTCCAATCCCATTGGTATAGGTTCTGCACATTTTTCATTTGAGATTAAGTTTTGTGCGTAGATTTTTTTTACATTAGAGGGTCTACTTTTTACAATTCCGTCTGTTGTTGGATAGTCGGAGTTTCCTACGATAAATATTACATTATCTTTTTGATTGTTTAAAGTTATAAAATCTTGTATAACATAATCTCTTTTACAAAAATTTATATTATTTATTTTATGTAGTTCAGAAAGTGTATTTAAGTAAAAATATTTTTTCATTACAGGGTTTGTTGTATTTTTATAATATATTTTCCATTCTTTTTTATAGGAAGGGTTTGCGGAGTTGCTTCTCACATATCTATGTAGATATTTTTTTGCAGGTATATTTTCTGCTCTGTCTATCATTAGTGCGAACGAGCTGTCCATACAATGAATTTCTGTTGCTTTTCTTAGCAGTGGCAAGTAGTCAAAAATAGTTTCTGAAAAAATTTCAGGTCTAACTATTGGTAACTCTGTATTGATAATACTTTCATCTATGTTAAGGTTACGATTTTTGTCATCATGCACAAAACAGAATGGTTGTTGAGGATCTAAAGCTTCAAGTATTTTATGTCCATTGTTGCCATCTTTTATTTCTAAATTGTATGAATCCAGGGGGTCAAATCCAAGTTGATGATAAAAATAATGATCAAACGAAATTTCAGAAGGATCAAACTCATCCCAGTTACTTTGATACATTCCTATTTTAAATATATCAACAGAATATTTACAAAGTACAGTCATTATCTTTTCAACTTCATTGTCATCTTCTACTGCTTTAATCATTATATTCTGTTTTTCGCACATGTGTTTAAGCGATGATAGGTTGTGATATTTACAAAACAACAAAACACTGTTATACTTTTCAGCTATTTTGTTAACAGCCGCCTGTTGAATGATATGATCTCCAAGTCCTAAATGTCCCAAGAATATAGCGTCGGTATTCATTTTATTTTTCCATCTTTTTGATTATATTAGTACTTGAATAACCATCTATTTTGTCAAAAAATTCAACTGGGGAGTGTTGTGACCCTATCACTTTTTTGTCTTTATATTCAGATCCTATAATCATAAGGTCTGCATATTTTTCTACAAGTTTTTCTAATTGTTTATCTGAGTCAAATACTAATACACTATCAACCCATCTAATAGCTTTTAACATTTCCATTCTGGATTTTTCATCATTTACTGGTCTTTGACTTCCTTTTAGTTTTTTTACTCTTTCGTCTGAGTCTATACCTACAGTAAGCCATTTGCCTCGTGATTTTGCATATTGTAATAATTTAAGATGTCCTAAGTGTAATACATCAAAACACCCATTGACCCAGATTCTTTTTCCTGTCATGACTTATTTGTCCTTGATGTTTTTCTATCTTCATACACACATGTTCCTTGTTTTTGAATCACTTGAATACAGCATTGTTGTGCAAAATTAATACTGTCTTCAATTGAGTCAGTTTTATGTAAATGACTAGCAAATGTAGCAGTGAATACATCTCCTGCACCAGATACATCAAAAGTTTGCAATAGTTTGTGGGGTTTGTAATTAACTGCTGCAAACCTCACACCCCTACTTCCAAGTGTTAGTATTAGCTTGTCAGCGTTATTTTTTTTATTGAAAATGTCTTCGTTTTTTTTATATTCTATTTCGTTTAGCTTGATGAAATCAAACGCATCTATAACACTTTGTTTTAAAAGTCTTTTAGTGTCTAAAATAGATATTCTTCTTTTACTGTTGCCTAGAGTTACCAAATCTTTTTCTTCTAGAAACCCTTTACAATAGTCCGATACAACTATTAAATCATCAGCTGTAGAGTTGTCTACAACTTGTTCTATTTTATTATTTGAAACTCTATTTGTAAAGTCGTCAGTATCAACTCTTAGCAAAAGCTGGTTCGTTTTTTTATCTACAAATCTTGTCTTAGTTATTGTCTTGGGATTATTTGATATGAAACAAGCTTCTGGAAAAAATGTTGTTATATTTCTGTATGTGTTACCAGCCATGCCAAGTGTTGTGGTTTGCTCAATAGTGTTGAACACCGGAACTGGACCCTCTGGACACATTCTAGAACAAGATCCATATATGTAACGATCTATACAAGAATCTCCAATAACATAAATATTCATATCAGTTTTTATTACCTATAATTGCTTGTGTCTATAAATGGCATTATTGGCATTATTTGCTCTTTGTAATCATAACACAATCTGTGAAACACTGAACCCATAATTTCATTCCAGTCTATTGGATATTTAGAAGGATGTCCTTGATAAGTGTCTCCTATAGTTGCACGGGGATGATAATTTCCATTATGTTTTTTTAATTCTTCTAATTTTTCAGATAAAATATTGTCAACCCTTGTTAGCCAGTTTTCAGTAAATTCGGTATGGCTTTTTGCTATAAACTTACCACAACCCAAAAAATACCCATTATTACAACATCCTTGTAAGTATTGTCTATTTAGTTCTTGGTTTGGACAAATTTCCTTTAAATTTCTAACAGCAAGACCTCCCTCTGCTCTTTCACGATATCCACATATTAATTTTGAAGAATCATTGTCAAAAGCATCAAAGTATGGATTCCAATCATATGAGCATCTTTTTATATCTGTATAACCGCCACCATGATGGTGTAGTAAGTAAGCCCTTAAGTAATCCGATTTATGGACAGAACTTAAATATTGATAACCTTCATGTAAAGGAGCATTCTTAGTCCATTCCTTGAGATTACTACTTGTTACAAGAAAAACTTCACATCCTGAATTTTTCTTAATTAATTCTAAACAACTCTTTCTATTCGGTGACATTTCATTAGTGTCAGACCATACACAAAATATATGTTTATTAACCATGTTTTTTCCTAACTATATTGCTTAATGTTTAAATTATTTTTTGCAATTGTGACATATTCCAGTCGCTTACAATTCCGCATATTTTAATGTTTGCAAAGTTTTCAATTATTTCAGCGTGCGAGTCGCTTCTTGCTATAACCTTTAACTTGTCGTTTCGTAAAATATTCATAGCAGTAGAAAAATACACCGGATTTTCCAACCAGTCTAAATTCCATAGATATAAATATCTATCTGATTTGTTGGGCAGCCTTAAGCTTGATTCAGCTTCTTCTAAAGTTGTAGAGATTAAAACTCCGTTATATGATATTAGAAAACTAGCTAATTTACATCCAAACAGAGGCTGTATTGGAGGTATTGCATGTCTGTTGCAAAATACACCCACTGACACATCTGTATCATCTATAGCTTTATTAAATTCTTTAATTAAATAAAATGTATTTTGTGACATTGATAAATCATTAACAAGTGCTGCTATTTTTTTCATTATCTTTCCTTATATTGATATTCTCTTTGCTCGTTATTATCTTCGTCAAAGATAAATATTTCTCCCACAAAATATCGCTCTGAGTCAATGGGGCTTGGGAAGTCCTTTGCCCAATTTTCACATTGCCATTGGACTCGTGACATAAAATCTTTTGCATTATGAATTGTAGATTGATCAGGTTTTGCAAATTCTGGATATATTACATCTCTGAGGAAATCCATATCTTTCATAATCCATACATCTCTTTCATTTATTCTTTGTGCTTGACCGCCCTGATACTTGAGAATTGCAGCTTTCATACAAAAATCTACATCGGCTTTCATTCCCCACATGCCACCAAGTATAGGATATCCATGATGGGGATGGTCACGCATGATGTGTAAAGTTGTATCATCTTTTACCCATTCTTGCACCGCCTCTTCTTCTCTTCTTGAGAAACGAGAGTCTGAGTCTCTAATGATAAATCTCTCACACTCAAGATCAGACGCACAAAAACGCCAAGACGCAGCGAGAATTCCAGATTCCGTCATATCAATCAGTTCAACATCGTGATTGTTCAAATGGTTTAGAATTTCTTCTGTTAGTGTATTATCATGAAAAACAACAACCTTCCAATCTTGGTATAGTTGTTGCTCTTTTTTTATTCTTAAGTTTTCGTATAACCCTCGAACGTATTTTGGATCATTTCCATACAAAGAAAATGATATAAGTCTGTTCATTCTACACCCCATCCCGCTCTGGTGATTGTTAATTCTTCTGTTGTAAAAGTATATTCTGGTATTTTGCTTTCACCTATAATGTTCTTAGTGTTAAAAAACAAGTTTTCATCATAAGTAATAGTTTTAACAAATTGTTTTTTTCTCCAAATATTTTCTATTAGATGTGGCCTACCATACATAAATCTATGATTTAGTCTACGGTTTTTGCCCTCAAGAAACTTTTTGCTGTCGCAGCATAAAACCAGAGGCAGATCCCAGAAGTCATACTCTTTTAAGTCATAACAACAAGACATAACTAAAATTCTTTGTCCTGGTTGTCCCAATTTTTTTAATTTCGATATGTGTCCCATCATATCCATTTGAAAATCAAAAGCTTTATTTCTAAAATAGTAATCGTCTACTAATTCTAGAGTAGCATCTTTATATCTTTTATCGAACGGTTCATCTTGAAAAATCACCAATTTGATATACAAATTATCATGATTATTTTTTAAATTTTTAACTGTTTCGCTTATTTGGGGCCAATTCAAAGCTTTTTTGTTTGAAGTGACTCCAAATAGCAATACTGAAACTTTATTCATGTAAATATTCTCCACAAACATGGTCAAAAAATGGTTGTATTGTTGAAGGATATTCTCTATAATATTTACACGCTATTGCATATTTTTCAATATCTTCATTAAACATTATTGCACGTTTCTTTGCTGGCAGCACACAAATTTTTATATCTGTACATGTCTTAAATTTTATACCACTATAATAAGCCCTCATAGACATTTCACCGTCAGCACAGTAGTATTTATAATGTGTATTGTAAAGTCCATGTTTTTTAAATACATTTTTTTTATAAATACCATAATTCATAACAATTTCTCCAACAACCGGGTTGGGATAATAATATTCTGCACAATTATGAAGTTTCCAGCCATTGTCACGCATACCAGAGCAATGCAGCCAGTCAGGATCTTGCATTGACTCAACATTTCCCTCTTTCCAGTTAAAAAGATATGCATCATGCTTGTCATCAATTTTATCTATTACGTCACTCCATTTATTGCAGAGAAGAATGTCATCATTCCATTGACCAACATATTCATAAGAAGCGTTTTTTATTCCAAGATTCATATAGTGAGCATACGGACTTCTTTCTCCCACTTCAATCAATTTTATTCTATTATGTGTTAAGTTTTTTATATATTCACAGGTGCCATCGTCACTTCCCCCATCTACTAGTACTAGCTCAACTCTATCATCTGCATAGACGGTATTTTCTAACAGTGATTGTAAATATTGTTTTCTATTTAGCGTCCCTGTAACTATACTAATTCCTTGCATATACAGCATCCCCCCAACTTTCGGATTGCCATGCTGTAGCTATTCTCTTGAATCCAAAAGGTTGTAAAAAATTATCTAGATCTTGTATCATTGGACATCCTTCATAAACTTCATCTCTGTTGACTTCTAAAATCATAGAATCAATTTTAGGTAGGCAGTTTATAGCACCCTTTAGCACTTCTAGTTCGTAGCCCTGAACATCAATATTTAAAAAATTATATTCATCTTTGTGATAGTTGTCCAACATGTCTACTTTTACATCTATTGTTTCTTTAAATGATATTTCGGCATGTTCTATGAGATGTTTCTTTGGCTTCATTAAAGAGCTAGAAGCACCACAACCATTTCTAATTCCCCCTTCTCTCCAAGAGACGTACATTTCTTTTGTGTCACATTTTGAACCCAGGGCCACATTATGAATCGTTTCATTTGATGTACATTTGTCTTTTACTATGTTATATAGGTTTGGTTGCGGCTCAAACATTATAGTATTGTATAAATCTAGCTTTCTGTAGCTTTCTAATTCTTCTCCAACAAAAGCTCCAACATGCATTACGCCAGTAATAGGCCAATTTTTATGTATTTGATTAATGTCGAATATCATTATTTAATTCCTTTGAGAATATCAATTTCCGTATGGCAACATTCTATGCTTGGAAACTGTATTTTTTCTATATCAATTCTTTTTCCTTGGTTGAATAAATCTAGAAATTCTGACGCAGATATATCAAAAACTTGTCCGTTATTATTTGGTATTGTATCTTGAACGCGATTGTTTGGACTGTTAACTACGCAGCTCTCTTTATAGATTGCTTGAAATGGTGCTGTTAGTGCTACATATCTTTGCAGGGCTGATTCAAATTCATTAGGGGTCTGTTTCCAATTTTTGATTGGCTCTATATATGCAAGTTCCTTAACATATTCAAAAATTTCTTCAATTTGGTATATATGTCCGTCAACAGACAATGGGTAGTTCCAGTACCCTCCATGAAAATGTTGTGTTCTGTCATAGAAAATTATACCACGATCATGTTGGATTATGTTTTGAGTATTACTATAAAGTAAAGGCTCTTCTATAAAACCTTCCTCTCCAGACATTCCCCTTTTGTTGATGTTTAATCCCAATCTCAAAGAAAGATTAGATACTATTTTTTTATTTGTGCCCGATTCAATGAAGGTCTCAAAAGCATCTTTTAAGAAATCATTAGATAGTGCATTTGATTTTTTGTATACGATACAATCATCTGTTAGAAAACAACAATACTTACTAGTATCTTTAGACAGATAAATAATTGTTTCAATATCTTTAAATATTGATTTACTTTGTTGCCAAAAACTAACAGTGTTATGTTCTTTTTTTAAAAGATTGTACGAGTCTGTATATATGTCATCACAGTCGTATAATACATATAAATCTAATTCACAATCTATTAGATTTTTTTTAATACTAGACAAACATAAATCTAATTGTAATGGTCTGTTTTTACTGAATACTATCAAACAAGTCTTCAAAACCCTTCTCCTTTTTAAATTTATAGTACCAGCTTACAGTTTCCTTTAGTCCGTCGTATAATTTTGTTTGTGCTTGAAAGTTTAAAACTTTTGCAGCTCTGCTGACATCCAAACATCGTCTCGGCTGGCCATCAGGGAAGTCGCTATTGTAAACAATCTTTCCTTCGTATCCCATAATTTTAATCAACATGTTTGCAAGTTCTTTTATTTTAATTTCACTACATGTTCCAATGTTTATAGGATGAGGCGTTGTGTCTACTTCCAATGATTTAATAATCGCATCAGCACAATCATCAACATATAGAAATTCTCTGCTAACATTTCCACTGCCCCATAGTTCAATGGAGTTTTCGTTGTTTTGAATCGCTTTATCTATTTTTAAAATAAGTGCAGGAATAACATGACTGCTGTTTGGATTAAAATTGTCATTTGGTCCATACATATTGACAGGAATTAAGTTGGTAGATTCTAGGCCATATTGATTTTTGTATGCAATGAGCATTTCCATCAATGTTTTTTTTGCGATACCGTAGGGTGCGTTTGTTTCCTCTGGGTAGCCGTTCCATATATCTTCTTCTTTGAATGGGACTGTAGTAAACTTAGGATAGGCACACACGGTTCCCACCATAATGAATTTTTTTAAATTGCCATACCTTCTTGCGGTTTCAATAAGATTCATACCCATGGCTAGATTATCATATAAAAATTTTCCAGGCTGTTCTCTGTTGATGCCAATGCCGCCACACGCTGCTGCCAGATGAATAACATAGTCTGGCTGGTATTGAGACATGGCGTAATCTACATATTTTTGTTTTGTTAAATCCCAGTATTTTTTACCACCAAGGGGAATTACTTTATACTTTTTCCCGTTTGTGTCTAACCATGCGTGGGGTTTTGTGGTTAATTTATTTGTTACCGCTTTTCCTAAAAAACCAGAAGATCCGGTAATCAAAACTTTAGGTTGGTTAGCCATTCAAAGTTTCCTTATATTGTGTTATAATATTTTTAGACAAATTTTCATATCCAAACTCTTGTAATATTTGTGCGGCTCTATGAAAACCCGTGTGGTTTTCCATTACAACTTTTTTGCCTTTTTCGCTACACCCGTAAGTTTCTTCAGGATTTTTCAAGTAGTGTTCTATCAAATCTTTAAAATGCTTGGGATTATTTGCTATAGGAACTGAATCGCCAAATATACTTTTGTACCCTTCTACATTATCACTAATGCAAAAGCCGCCAGCATATAGAATCTTAAAAATTCTTTCGTTAACATCAAATCCATATTCATGTGCATGAGGTTCACTTAGGTTTGGACATATTTTAGCAGAAACAAATAAATCTTTTACTTTGTTATCGTCGATAATGCCGCAATATTGATTTACGCCCCATGGTTGGTTTCCGAATATCTTAACTTTATATTTACTTCTAGGGTGCAGTAATGGAAATAGATATGGTTCTAGAATTTGGCCTTTATAGGGCCAGAATCCTCCAATAAATCCAATATCGCATGATAATGCTGGATCAAACTCAGCACCAGAATATTCCAAAGTATCAGCACACATCATTAAAGATATAGGTTTAATACCTATAGAGTTAAACTTATTGTGAGTAACGTCAATAGCTTGGGGTGTATAATGAATATGCACAAATTCTGGCTGTCCTGTTTGCATCTTTAACTCTTCTAACATCTCACGCTCTTTCACGCTACATGTTAAAATATTAAATCTGTTGTGATCAATCTCCGATGTTTGATCCCCCCAATCACCTGCACGCAGCCCTACCTTTAAGTGAGGACGTTCTTTGATACAACTGATAGTTGATTGATCTATATTATATGCTTGACCCATAAATATATCTGGTTCAAATTTATCAAATACATCAAAAGCCGATGTATTTTTTATATCCCAGATTGCCATATCTACTCCGCATGACAGAAAAGCATGTGCCCACGCCATACGTTGATAATGATGGGCATGTAGACCATCACCAGCTATTAAAATTTTCATTCAATGTCCCTTATTCTATCTATTTCTTTTATTTTCATTCCATTGGGCTCATAACATTGAAAAACGCCCCCCTTTTCAACAACCTCGTTAATTATTTCAAAAGATAATTTTTTCTTTTCTTTGTTTTCAAATTTATTAAATATACTGTTTAATATTTTATATTCTTGTCCTGTAAAGAATGCTATCTGTGCCCATTTGTTTGGCAATCCATAGGACATAATTGATAATACATTATTAACTGAGGTTATTCCTATTTCGTTTTCTTTCATCATCTTAGTTGCATCTGTTATGATAAAAGATTTTGAGTAGTCAACATCTAAACATTTATTGTTAAAAAGTATATCACCATGAATAAACATAAAATTTTTACAACAGGAATTATTAAATGCCAACCTTAAACTTTCTGAAGAATTAGTTTGGTCATGTAGTTGATTTTCTATTACACGAGTTTTATTTTTAATTTTTTTAATTATTTTATTTGCATGACACCCGACGACTGTTATAATTTCAGGTTTATTAAAAAAGTTTTTGATAGTATCTATTTGATGATAAATTAAATTTTTGTTTTTTATCTTTAGTAGGCTCCTTGGTTCGTATGATTTAATTTTACTTCCGCTTCCTGCTGCCAATATTGCGATAGCAATTCCATTTTTTTCATTATTGCTAATGTGTTTCTTTTTTATATTGGTAACAAATCTAGTCATTATTTATCCATTATAATCTTTGCATTTTGTTGAAAGATATCTGCTGTCATTTTCATAGATTGATTGTTGCCGTGTTGATTGGCAATCGCTAGACACTCAGGTATATGAGTTATCACACACACTTTGGATAATCTTAGCCATAGGTCATAGTCTTCGGTGCATCCTATAAAACCCTCACTTGCTGGCCCATGTAAACGACTATCAAAAAATTCTCCATTTGGTAATCTGACAAGTTCTAAATATTGTTTTTTGATTAATGCGTTGCTATGAACCATACATCTACGCTGCAATCCAATTTTATCATATGATGGTTTAAACTCGCGTTTGATATAATTTGGAAAAATATTTTCATAATCTGCGTAAGCCACTCCCACTTCTTCATGTTCGGTAAGCTTCTCAACTAGCCTTTCAACTTTGGTAGGATGATAAGCATCGTCAGCATCGAGTATTCCAATGATATCGGCCCAGTCTAGACACATTTCAATAGCTGTATTTCGAGCCACGCTGGCTCCTGAATTTTCTATTCTTTTTTTCCATAGAAAATCTGATTTTGCTGTTTTTGGCTCACGGGTTTTTTGTTGACATATTTTTTCCCATGAGTCGTCAGTTGATCCATCATCTACAACATACAAACGGAGTGGTCCAACGTATGTTTGCTGCCTAATACTTTCTATCGCGGAAATAATATATTTGCTATAATTATAATTCGCACAAATAATTGCTACTTTAGGAAGCATTGAATTCCTCCCATGAAAGTAAATTATTAGTATTACTTCTTTTGGCGGCATCGCGAACCTTTTCCAAAAATCCTCGACCATCCACTATTTCATCTTGGAAAACTTTAACCTTATTGCCATTTAAAAACTTAAATAAATAGGCTGGAAATATCATTCCGTTGTATCCATCGTGCGGTTCTACTAATACAACTTGACGCATATCTATATTTATAATTTTATGTATAGTGCCAGCTATATCTTTTGTAAGAGTATCTCCGCTGGTTAAAGTCATAATCCAACTGTTTTGAGCGTGATGAAATGCCGCATCAATATTTTCTTGAACTATTTTGGGAGCTTGTGATAGTTGCACAATGTGATACATTGTTTCTACTTCGTCTTTATCCTCGTCTCCAAAGAATTTAATAAATAATTCCCAAGTCTCTTCATTAAATTCAACCCTGTCTGTAATTACTACAACATAATTCGGGACATGGTTAGAATTTTCTGTTATTGATTTTAGTGTTGTTTCTAATTTGTTAATTGCATCGTTTTCTTGAGTATTTAACCTGATAAAGTATCCCATTCTGGGATAGATTTCTTCTAATACTGCGTTTTCTGGATCTAGAGATTCTTCAAAATCTAACCATTCAAGCCATTCCTTGGGCCTATGAACATTGCAAACTCTATCTAAAAGATAGCTTGTCTTACCTTCTTCGTTTTTTTGCTCTTCATAAATACCGAGTTTTTCTGGACGGTTTAGAGTACATCCAGTTTGTTTATTATCTGAATATTTGATAAATATACATTCATCACATGATGTTCTTATCTTATTCATTTCAACCTTTCTAGGGTTATTGTGAAAATCGTTTCATCAAAACCTTTAGATATTGTAGACAACTCATATGGATTTAGCATAGACTCGATAGTTTCACTGGTAAGAATACTTTTAATGCCAGTTCCCATGTCGTTAAATATTGCATGGTTTAATCTTTCAATATCTACTGATTCTTTGAAAATATGTCTGGATATTAAACTAAAGTCTTTTTCAGAAATTATTAATTCACATCTTAATCTCATTTTCTTTACTATTAATGCAATGACTTTAGGAAGATCAGAATAATTAAAATTACATAAAAAGTTTTCACATATAATAGATGTAGCCTCATTATCTCCAACATTCCTAGAAAAAGACAATATATCTGAAAAACTTTTATATCCTTTTAAAGATTTATTATTTGATGTTAAATGAACTAGCATCTAAATTCTCCAATAGTTTTATAAAGTAGCTTATTCCAATTTTCTATAAACTTAGGCAGATTGTATTTATCTTCTATAGTTTTTCTTGCTGCTTGTCCCATTTTGCTTGCCAATACGGGATCATTGAGAAGTTTAATACAATATCCTTCTAATTCTTCTGGATCATTAGACATAAATCCATTGACTCCATGTTCCACAACTTCTGGTATCATACATGTTTTAGTTGAAACAATTGGGCATCCGCAGGACATAGCTTCCAATATTACTGTAGGAATTGGAGAATGTAAAGATGTATTTAAAAACAATCTGGCTTGTTGGTAATAATATCTTAGTTCGTCTTTATCCTCTGCTGGCCTAGAGAATGCAGCATTGCTACTTTCACCCTTGACTAAAGTCGGCAAATTTTTAGTTACCTCTCTCCACAAATCAAACCCACAGCACCAATTTCTGTCGGGAAAATAGTTGACTACATTTAAGCAAAAAGGGGGGTAGTCTATTTTATTTTTAGTTTCGGACTTTGAAGGAGTCTCTGGGTTCCAAAATTCAGTGTCAACACCATGAGGTATTACGCTAGAATTATATTTGGAAAATTTCCATTGACTCTGATTAAAATCTGAAATAAAACAATTAGCATCAACAGGAATCCGGTGATAATTCTTTATTTCTTTTTCAACATTAAAATTAATATCTGGTAAGACGTGGCAATGTCTTAAAACAGGAACTGCTATATTTTTCAGTCCCCCCTTGGTCCCAGATAATAGATCATGAGCCACTTGGATTCTGTCACAGGTTGTATGACTTAAAACAATGTCGATGTCTACCCAGTTTGGCAGTCGGTTGACAATATGATAATTGTCTGGAATTGGAGCATATGTTTGATTCCATTGTTTCCCGTAGTTGAAAGAATAAAAATTATGTCCCGTTCGACATAAATTTTCTTCATACCTTTCGTGTGTGGCAAAGGTAAGAATATTTAGCTTGTCTCCCGGCTGTTTCATAAGGGATCTAACCGACCTTATGTTTGCTCTAGCTGTCATTTAAGAATCTCCTTGATTATTTTACCTACTGATTCATGGCTGTATTCTAGAGATTTTTCAATACATGTCTTTTTATACTTGTCTTTATTTCTTTGATCTGATAAATGCGAATACATATATCTCATGGTTTCACTAAGACTTTGCACATCTATATCCTGCCAATTTGCGTCAGCAGTATCTAGGTCTGGCAATGTTTCTATCGCACCAAAACATGGAACTGTATAAGATCGCACCTTCTCTCCAACGGTGTGTTCCATGCCAATATACATTGTATGAATGCTAGGTATACCCATTGCCATAGCTTCTAAAGAGGGTATACAAAACGCTTCACCTCTGCTTGGCATAACAAAACAATCGACTTGATTTAGTACGGAAATATAGTCCTTTTGCTCCATTATTCCAGAAATTATTACTTCTTCCTTGTATGTCTTTCGGATCTTTAGTCCATTTTTTACATGTCTACAATACGCTTGTACTTGTTCTAAATCCTTCTTTGACGTTTTAATAAAAAGATTCACAGGTTCTTTTGGATCAAATGTTATGTGAAAAGCTTGTATTAATGCCTTTATATTTTTTCTCTCTATAAACTCTCCCACAAATCCAAAGGAAAAATGATTTTGTAAAACATCAATTTTTTGCCCGTGTTTGTTTTCTTTATTTTTATAATCTGATAAGTTTAAAGAATGGGGAACTACCTTGATGGGTTTTTTGACATCGCTTGCCTGTGTTTGTTGTTTTGCGATTAAACTAGGAACCCAGATTTCGTCCATTAGATTGCAGTTATGCTGCCATCCTGTAGATTTGAAATCAGAAGTTTCGCAAGCAAAAAAGCCAATATTTTTATAGTTACCATTATACCAATAGTTAGAAGGTAACGTATGCTGAACCACTACATCACAATTATCTTTGGATTGTAATTCTAATTGTTTGATTCTATCTGGATATTCTTTGTCCTTAGATTCATATGTAACAGCTCTAGGTACAACTTTAATACCAGCAGCATCCATTGCTAGTATGTTATTTATTGCGGCATTTCCCCAGCCAGTTCCATCGCGGTAATGACCTATGTATAAAACTTTCATTCTACTCTAAATTTCCTTAATTACACTGTTTTGTTGTGGATGACTTTAGCTCTGTACTTTTCCCAATGATTCCATTGTTCTCTTAAATGTACTAGTTCTTTTACTGCCATTTCCATGTTAAAACGTTGGTATTTATCAACTTTAGGAGTGTGCGACTCATGAAAATAATAGTCATCTTCAGAGTTGTGAACTCTATATCCAAAGGTAATATCTTTAATTACCTTACTCCAGAAATAGCCACCAATCCATTCCGATTTATGAAGTATATTGTTGAAAAAATAATTAACTTGATCTTTTAGATCTATAATGTCATTAGGCATATCAGTAGCGGGTTGTTTAATCTGTATTGGAGACAACCAAGTTTCTGAATGATCTTTCATTGGTATTGTTTTGAAGTGATCAATCCAAGTTTGTGCCGTTTTGTCCCAATCATAATTTTGTCTAGCCCGTTTTGCAATTTCTATTCCTTTTGGTTTAAGTGCAGTTGGATGCTCCATAATTGTTTTTAGCATATTAATCATTGTCTCGTTATCCGGTACAGCTCGATAACATCCTGTTTCGCATTCCATACTGAGTGCTAGGGGATCTATCGGCCAAGCTCCTGTGTTTTTAACCACAGATTCCATGGCGGAATAATTCATAGCTATAAATGGAACACCGCAACAAGCGGCCTCTAGTTGAGGCATTCCAAACCCCTCACTATTAGCATACTGTATATACAAATCAAAAGTATTATATATTTTAGCTAGTTGTTCTGTAGTAATTGAATTGTCAATACCAATTAAACGTTTGGAAAATTTACTACAATTTGGACAATAACATGCAGTATCTTGGAAAAAGTCTACACTAAGAGTGTCGCAATTATTACAATAATATGAAAACAAAACTCTATTATTTAGACCAAACTCATCTAATAATGCGGGCGTTTCCCACCCAATATCTGGATAGTAATGATGGCAATAGAGAAATACGTTTGGGTTTTTAGTTTGATCTAAGAAACCTCTGAACATTTTGAACAGATCTGGATACAACTTTCTACGTTGATTACGCATTACAGTTCCAATGATGATAGAATCTTTATCAATACCCATAGACTCTTTATGAGCATTTTTATCTTGCACCCAATCAAACTCTTTACTAGCAGCGGGCGGTGCAACGTCAATAAAATTAATTTTGTCAGATTGCTCTAACATCACATCTCTGCCAAATTCAGAATATGAAAAGACAGAATCAGCATTTGCAAATGTACTGAGCCACTGAGGGTTTTGTGGAGTTGCGTCAACTGTAGGCATTATTGACCAGTGAAAAAAATCTCTGAAAGCACTTCTTTCTTGATATTCAAACATCCACCAATCGCGTATATCCATCACGATATCTGGTTTAAAATCTAATAAAACAGAATTAAAAGTGTTTTCGCCAAATATCATACTTGGATTTTGTACATATGTTTCAAAATGAGGATCGCTTCCTAATGGCCTATTTGGATATACTTTCCAAGGACATTTACTAATGTTGGGATCTTCTTCATCTACATAACATGCAATTTCTGCAACTTCAAATTCTGGCACCTTATGAAGCCTAGATAAAACTTCTTTACCGTAGACACCATAACCCGTCCCTTTCCACGAAGCGTCATTTACCCAAAGAATTCTTTTTTTTCTCATGATTTATGTAATATCTTAAAATTAGTTACCCTAAAATATGTTTCTAATATCTCATCTTTTATACCATCTAACGTAAACGAAGAGTTTCTAGCTATAGCCTCTACCGCCATTAAAGATCCGCAATCTGCATATTTATGGATTGCTAACGCCGCAGAATCCCAAGCTTCACAATTCAAATATGTAACAGTTCTAATTTTTTCACCATTGTAGTCCTTTCTAAATTCCTCTACTTCCAACTCAAAAAGTACAACGGGCACCTCTTCTTTGTGATGTATTTCTGGATTATAGGTAACTTTACCTAGAAAATGACATTTATTCACTTTTATTCCTTCTCAAATTTGTGACACTTGATTTACAATAAAAGAAGTTTTTTTTCTTTTGTCTACTTCTCCCATCAATAATACCGTATTATTATCTAGTAATAGATCTTTATACTTGTCGTAAGGTTCGGGAAAGATGACAACATCTTCTAGAGAGCCACTACCATCTTCTACTGTAAGAAAGGCCATTTCTTGGCCTGGATTTTTACCACGTTTGGTTTTTACAATTTTAACACGCACAATCTCTATAGCTAGGTTTGCTTTCTTTGTTATCACTCCACTGGACACATCTTGACACAAATTTGTTACCATATTTAAATCTAATCCGTCAACTTTATTGCAGGTCAGGCTGCAACTCATATATTTCTCTTCATCTGCTGCGATTGTTACAGCCTTATCTCCAAGATCGTAAAATGGACTGTCTAGTGATTCTTTGATATCTTGTACTGTGGGCATTCTTCTAGAGTTAATTTTAATGGTGTTTGTCATGTGCGATATAGCTTCTGACAAACTTGATGCATAAACAGAAGGATCGCCGCTTTCATGATTTTCTGCAATGGCCTTTTGTTCCCTAGCCGATAGTTGCTTCCAGCTATCAAATTCATATAGCATTTTTTGACGACTTTCGCGGTTATTGGCTCCATTAAAAGCACCAACTGAAATTAACGCTATCGTAGATCTTTTATTCAAATTTAATTTGTATATAATTTTTAACAAACAATCCAGCCAAGTATATTCACTTACATTGCCTAAAGTTTCTAGTTTTTCACACTCTTTGCCCCCTACGTGTTTAATATGTTGTAGCCCATAGTATACAATATCTTTTTCTGTATTTCTAGTGAAGTTAGTGTAAAGATGTTGTAGCCTGGGGGGCAGGACATCAATATTGGCACGCTTGGCATCCATAATCAATTGCTTCTTCTCAACATCTGGGTCTGGTTTTCTATCAGCACGATTCAAATAAGTATTGTAAAACTTCTTTAATCTATGTGTTTTACAGTAGGCGGACCAATATGCATTGATAGCATATGAAACCGCATGAGACTTATTGAAAGCATAACGATTTGATTTTTCAATCCATGAGAAAATTTCTTCTGCGATTTCCTTGGTGACGATGCTCTGTTTCTCTGCACCCTCTAGGAAAAACTTCTTTACTTTCTCCATAAGATCAGCTTTCTTTTTACCGATAGCCTTACGCAGTGCGTCTGCGTCCTTCAAGTCGAAACCAGCAAGTTGTTGTGCGATCATCATAGATTGTTCTTGATAAACAAGTACACCAAATGTTTCTTTAAGAATTGGCTCAAGGGAATCGTGGAGGTATTCTAGTGGAGAGTCTGGCTTTTTTGCTTTTCTATCAGCATAAACCTGGGTCATGCTTTTTCCGTTAGCATCTCTAGCCAACAAAGTGCCAGGACGAATAAGACTTACCAGAGCCGCTAATTCTTTAATGTTTCTGGGCTGAATTTCTTTTGCCCAATGTTTGCCTAGATTAGACTCCAACTGAAAAACACCCTTAGTATTTCCATCGCAAATGAGATCCCAAACTTCAGGATCATCAAAATTATTAATGTCGAACATGCGTAATTTCCTCTGTACACATAAAGATATCACTACCATTGTCATAATATATGACATAATCTTCTTCGCTCAAAAACTCCACAATTTCTTTCCTTAATGTTGCAAACCCTTTAAGACTTTCCTCTGTCTGTTCTTTATCAGTCACTTCAATCATCAAAAGGGGTTTATATTTTCTAATTGTATTGATAGCCCCTTCAAGAACTTCTGACTCCTTGCCCTGAACATCAATCTTTATAAAGTCAACATCTGCAAAATCTAGACTGTCCAGAGTAACACAGTCTACCAAACCTTCTGAGTCATCTTTGACTGCATAGCAACCACTATTGTGTTGATGACCTCTGGGCATTGGATGCTTGAAAACACTAACCTTTGAAGCGTGGTTGGAAATTGCTACATTATGAGCATGAACATTGTCAACTTTATTTATTTTAATATTCTCTGTGAAAAATTTATAATTTGTTTCACAGGGTTCAAAGCCGTGTACATTATGATAAATTAAAGATAATGGAATTGACATAGTTCCAATATGACCGCCCACATCTAGAAATGTTTTGTTTCTTTTCGTCTTGGCAATATAAGACTTAATAATATTCAATTCAGAATCTCTAGGAGGCCCGCCACTCCAGTAAGGCTGTGAATTTCCTGTACTGATACTGTGGAGAAATGCGGGACAGTCTGTTATGTATGAGAAACCGTCCCATTGAGCGGGTCTGTAGCCTTCAATAATAAATTTTTTATTCATTAAAACACCTTCCTTTATTGAACTTTATTGAAAAATTTCCCAACAGGGACCATTTAATCTTATTTGCAGGTTGTTATCTTTGCAAAAATCATTTATAGCGTGTTTAACGTCTGTTGCCCCTGCGTCGTGTCCAAAAAAACCGGACTGACTTTTTAATTTAGGAAACCAAGCCCTAAGATCAGCAAGCACATTATCGTAATCATGAGAAGCGTCTATAAAAACAAAGTCTAATGACTTATCTTCAAAATCTTTTGCCGCCTCTATAGATTCTTTTCTAATAGCCGTATAGTAGTCTTGGACGGGTTTCATATTTTTTATAAATTGATTATAAAGCCAGTCTTTTTGTTTTATGTTGGGTTCATAGGCAGCACTGTCTTCATTCAAATGTTCCTGACTTCCACTCCATGTGTCTATACAATAGAAGTCAATCTCTTTTTGCGAGTTGGCAATTTCTACTGCCATATACGAAGCACTGGCACCTTTCCAAGAACCAACTTCAACAAACTTAGCACCAGTCGATGGAGCTTTAATAACTTGATTTTGGTATACTTTGTGAAAATCAAACCATCCTTGGATATTGTTGTAAAAGTGATCTATATTATTTGACATATACTTCTCCTTTGGCAAAAGCCTTCTCAAATTTAATTTTCTTAGATAAGTTTCTTTGCATCTTTAAAAACTTAATCAAAATATTAGCAGTATCTTTGACATCCTGCAAGGCATCGTGGGCATTGTCTTTAGGCATACCAAAGTAGTCACGAAGATAATCCATACTATAACCTTTTACGTCAGCATTATTTTCAAACCAACAATAAACGTGCTGCATAACATCCATAGTAAAAACAGGATTAAAAATTTTTTGTTTACCTTTCTTCTCATCAACAGGTCCAAAAGCTTGGCACAATCTTTCAACAATGGGCATGTCATAGCCATTAATGTTATAGCCAGCTGCGATTGGTGCTGTAAAAGATGTACCCTTCCAATTATATTTGTCGCAAAATTGAGCAAACTTTTTCCATACAGTTTTAGGCATTGGACCTTTCGCAATTTCTGCCCTGGTTTTTCTAGTTACTTCCAAAGCTTTGTCTTCTACAGGGTCAAATCCAGCAGCGATTGCTTTCTCATCATCTACAATACATCGCATTTTACTTTCAAAAATTCCTCCTGGTTGCAGCTCCAATTTACGTGCGTGGATAGCAACGGCAGCAATCTGGGTTGGCTGACACTTGTAAGGATTCTGACCTGTGGTCTCAAAGTCGAATACGATGATATCACGATAATTCATTGTATGATTTTTCCTCTACTATACTAGATTTGTTTAATTTATTAATCTCTCTTTTTATTTTTGCCCTCTTGTCGTTCAAGCGATATACGGACTGAGCTAATTCAATAGATAAACCATAAGTTTTTGAGGTGTGTAGTATAAGTGATGTTCTGGATGACGTACAATATCCTGGCAAAAAATACCATCTTCTCCTGGTGATATTGTTTCATCATAAGTAATTTCTTTATTAATCAACATATTTGTTCTACATGATATTGGACCATGTGCAACATCTTCATCGTTTTTTGTTCTAATGTTGGAGCATGTTAAATTAATTCTTTCAACTTTTTGAATTGATTCATATTCAAAATTTAATTCTTCCCATCCCCCGAATGATTCTGGCGTATGGTAGTTATGAATTAAAGCAGAAACGTTGCTATCTTTAAAAACTTTTTTTAGATATTCGCATTTTTGTGGGTGAATTGCATCATCTACATCACAAAAACAAACCACATCGCTTGTGCTAATATGTCCTCCTGTATTTCTTGCCCACCCTGCTAGTAGTCGTTTTTTAGAATAATTATAAACAATATAATTGTTTTTTTTGCATTTATTAAATAATTGATCAATAGCGTTAGTATCTGCAAGACCGCTACATATAACCACTACCTCTTCAGGTTTTACGGTTTGAGATTTTATATATTTAATACATTGATCTAAGTAATGAACATCTTTATCGCAGCATGTTACACAAAAGGTTACACTTATATTCATGAAACTCTTCTCTTTTGCTTTAGTTCTATAAATTTCTTTACAGCATCATCAATGTTGTAATAAAGAGAATGAAAATTTAATCTGTCAGAACAAACTTGATATTTAGCTCTCGGTACAAAATTATGCATAAAGTTTTCTAAATTACACAAAGATACTCCATTGGATTCTACGGCTGAACCATCAAAGACAACAGCACGATATATTTCAAAGTAATTACTCATCTTCACAAATCTCCATTATTTTAGAAAGTAGGTCAATTCCAAGAACGTCAAACTTTACATGTCCTTGAGTTTCTAATGCATTCATTTCAAAGGCTACAACTGGATCTCCAGATTTGTCAACAGTCATGGGACAAACATTTGATAAAACGTGTTGAGATATTACAACTCCGGCAGGGTGTTTTCCCTGAGACTTATTTGTTCCTTCGATATTTATAGCTTGCTCAAATAGATTAGCCAAAGGCCCGTCAAGTTTATCTTCATTGTAGAAGACCCAGTTCTTCAATTTTTCAGGTTCATTTTCAAGTGTCCACCTAATAACAGATTTGTCATCCATCAATTCAAGCTGGTCGGAAATCTTGGCTTCATCAGGTATACTATCTGTTATCTCATTCATTTCAGCAAAAGACACAGCTTCGTTTATCCTTAATACTTCTTTTACAGCAGAACGACCCTGTAGTCTACCGAATGTAATCATTTGTGCTACGTTTTGTTCGCCATATTTTTGTTTCATATAATCAATAACTTCATCCCTATGTTCAGCGGGAACGTCCATATCAATATCTGGAATTGCAATATTCCCGTCTGTGTTTCTACCTTCGTTATAGAATCTTTCAAAGATTAAATCATATTCTATCGGGTCAACCTCTGTGATATCTAGCAAATAAGAAACAAGACATCCGGCAGCAGATCCGCGACCAGGACCAGCGAGCCAACCTTGTGATTTTACCCAACTTATAATATCTTGTACAATTAAAAAGTAGCCAGAAAGTTGAGCCTTAAAAATAACCTTAAGTTCATGTTTTACTCTTTCTGCATAAATATTCCTGTTAGTGGCATTTGATACCTTGTCACTAGGTATTAGTTTTGTTTTCCATCCTTCTCGACAAAGTTCTGTTAGATATTCATCTTCATCAAATCCCTCGGGGCAATCAAAGGTGGGAAATGAGGGCTGATCTGCAAGATCATATTCTTCGCAGCGATCTACAATTTTAGAAACGTCTGATTCTCTACCTGATGTTTGCAAGTACCACTGATCATCGCCGTTAAAAAACTGTTCATAGTCATGTTCAACGTTTTTGATTTTCTTTAGAGTGGTTTTGAGCTTACCACAAAGCATGATTCTATGGCACTCAGCATCACTCTGATCAACATAATAGATTGCCTGCGGCTCATAGTCAAGCTGTATATGATTACCCTTAAAGAGATTTGCAAATCCGTTTACATTTGATGTCACGCATAGAACATTACCATTGGCGGCAACTTCTTTTAGTACATTAAGATTTTGATTTGAAACATATCTAACAAGGTCGAACCAGCCGTTTTTGTTTTTTGCATATAAAATATACCCATCAAATTGACATCCGATGATTGGTTTAATTCCATGTTTTTTGCAGTCTTGTTGGAATTCTACAGCACCAGATACGGTTCCAAAGTCCGCAATACCACAGGCCGAGTAACCATATTCAGAGCAACGTTTTGCCAACTTATCCGTTTTACAAAACCCATGCTGTAGACTGAAGTGAGTTTTACAATTAATGGGATTCCACATAATGTTCCTCAATTATTTAATAGATGTTTCCCTATTATACTATACAGTCTTTTGTTTGTCAATTATAGATGTCTAAAAACTCACATGTTTTACCATAGGTTTATCTTTGTGTTCTTTTTTTAATTTGTTGTATTTTAATAACTTTAATTTAAATGTTTCTTGGTATACTTGTTGTATGTATTGGATGTAATAATCAGAACAAAGTCTCCCAGCACCATTCATAGAGTTGTCGTTCATAGAAAAAAAACTACCAACATTTTTAGAGTTGTATTCCAGAGAGTCAGATGGATCGACTGTAGACAAAAGCATTGTATTATAAATCTCTCTGTGTTTTATATCGTAGGTTCTTTGTTCTGCACCCTGATGAACATGATATGATTTTATTAAGTGACATGGGTTAATAACTTTAAAATTATTTACAATAGCTAAAAAGCAAATATGATTATCGCAACATTGTGTACCTTGATAAAAGAAAGATGTGTTTATCATTTCTTCTGGTATTTTTTTTCTGAATGCCCACACATCTTGAGAAAAAGCTTCGTGCCCTTGTATTTCAGTTTCACTATCGTAAGTGTTCCATCTGGTCAAACAAACAAAATAATCTTCTTTAATGCCTTCAAGTTGGGCTAGGGTATTGTCAAAGTAAATATCATTATTTGCAATTATGTATATTGTATTTTCACAAAAATTGTTGTTGCAATATGTAAAATAGTCTGCATAGGTCATTCTTTTCTTTGTTGGAATGCGTGTTATTTTTTGATCTTTACAAAGACTCACATCTTTATCGGCAAAAACGATTATGCTATCAATATATTCGCACTCTATGTTTTTTTGCAATACTTTAGAAAATTCTTCGTTTCTTTGTGAAAACTCAGATTTGTAAAGTTCAACAAGTAGTGTTATACTATCCCGGTGCCTCATAATGTCCAATATTAAATCCTTCCTTAGTGCATTTTTCTACAGTATCATCATAACCAAATGCCTTAAGATGTTCTTCTACATGTTCGCACATTGAGATGTTTGTTCCGGGCCAATTCTTTTTATAAAAATCACATAATTTTGTACATTTAAAACTAGTCCTATTCCTAGAGCATGGTTGCGGAAAATCATTGCGTTGAATTTGTTTAAATCTTTGTTCTAGCATTCCTAGAAATTTTTCTTGATCATTTTGATCGAAACACATACTGAATGGGCCACCATCCCTAATAAAAAATATAGACATAATTGCCTGATCATAGTCAGGGTACAGTTTAGAAATTGCATAGTGATATAAAAGCAACTGAGGATCTTCAATTAACTTTTCATATGTTTTTTCTTCTCCAGTAGCCCAGTTTTTACGTTGTCCAGTTTTCCAATCAATAACTTCAATAATTCCATCGTCAACTTCAGTAACAAGGTCAATTGTTCCCTTGATCGCTAATTGACACTCCGTTATTTTACCGTCTGGCGTCTTGTATTTAAATTTTGCCCAGTCACGATCAATCGGAATATCAAACTGAGGCTCCGCTTCTACGATGTTTCTTTTTCTGGGGTCGAATTGTCCATTATGATATTCTAGTGCTTGATCAGTTAGCTTTCTACAAAACTTTTTATCAGACCCCGTATATTTATGTATGCAGTTGCTTGTATAATGATCATAACTTCGATCTAATATTTTAGTAACAAGGGTTTTTGTAAATAGGTTTTTAGCTGTAAAATTCACCTTACCAATTGCATCATCATTTATAAATAAACTTTTTTTATTATTATTATTATCTTGAAGTTGTTTTTTACAAGAGGCTAATATCTCCATAACCTTATGAACAATCGTTCCTAGTTGTGCTTTTTTCCCAGATGTTGTTTGATGTCCTAATACATAGGTCATAAAAAATTGCATTTGGCAATAATCATAGTTATTATAAGATGAACTTCGGATATATGTTACTATCAATCTTTTGCCTTTATAGTATGGAGTCCTTTTTTATGATTAGTCACCGTGGGTTCTCCCAGCCAGCCCCATTCATTTAATTGTTTTATCACCTCTACACAAAGATCTTTTATATCCATATCTTCATTGTCAATAATCACATCAAATGCATCGGGATTTTCTTTAATAATTTGTTCACTAGCGTGACTGTCTTCATATGGGCGTCTGGTTAAAGCTATTACTTTTCCTCCAGCTTCTTGTATAGCTTTAATTTCGTTGCCAAAACGACAATCATCAATAACAGCCAACAAGGATTCTTCTTCTTGTATATTTTTAATACACCGATTAATCCATATCGGTTCATACATTTTCCTGCAAATATTTGTACCAAAGTATTGTAGAAATTCACGGACTGTCATTGGTCCAGACTTTTTACGATTATTTTTAGACCTTCCTGGCATGTTTTCCCATCTAAGATGAGGTACTTGCTGCATCTTATAAGCCTCTGTGCCGTACACTTGCTCGTTAGTTAATCCGAACAATCCTACACTTATATCTTTTAGAGAATCTGCAAAAGAATATTTTTTTACAAATGGCCACATATGGTAAATAGCCCATTCTATGAATTCTGCGTCTTTTCGATTTAAATCTATATATGTATCTCCAACTTCTTTTTTGCCCTCAGCTAAAAGGATTTCAGTTTTTACAGCTAATTTTCCTTGATTATCAATAAAGAAATCTTGGACCACTTCTTGAGCACGTAATTGATATCCATGCAAAAAGTTGCAACAAGTTGATTTTCCGGCCTGTTTAGCACCAGCAAATGCTAAAATTCTAGTGTTCATTAATTAATTCCTTAATTTGAGGATAGATAAGTTCTTTAATTTGTTCTACTGTAAGATCTCCAATATCTTTTATACCGTCTGGCATATCTGGTCTGATATAGTTAAATCTTCTACCACACTTTTTAATAATTTGTTCAGAAGCTTTCTTTCCAGCATCGTCATAATCTGTTAGGATTATCAAATTTAATGCTCCGCTTTGTTCTAGCAGAATTAATTGGTCTTCATTAATACTACAGCCAAAGATGCCAACCGTCATATCTAACCCGGCTTCAACAGCTCTCCAAACATCTCCCTGTCCTTCAACAATAATAGCGGTACGTGTTTCAAATATTTTATTTTTGGCTAAATTTAATCCATACAAAATATTTTTAGTAAATCCTTTACTGTGCAACCATTTTGGTTGTAGGTGTTCTTTAATCGCTCTTCCTACACAGCCTACATAATTGTAGTCTTCATCGTAGATTGGAACAACGACTCTACCGGACATTGGTTGATTTTCTTTTAAACATTCACCAACATCAAAACACTCTAATACTGATTCAGTATAATTTCTTTGCAAATAATATTTTGCGGGTATATCTAACTTTTGTTGTATTGATGATCTTGTTACATCTGATTTGTTTCTAGATATTGAACGGTTGAATATATCTATAGTTTTAGCATGGTGTTGTTGGGGAATTTGTAAAGATTCTAGATCTTTTTTCAAAAAATGACATAAAAAATCTGCTGTTTCATTCATACTTACAGATCTTTCTCTTTGTTGAGATAAGCAACCTCTAACAAAACCAAAAAGATTATTAATATATTCTTCATGACAATTATGTGTCCAGCAAGCCCAGTTACCTTTATTGGTCAATCCATCAGTAAATATACAGCACGCTTCTCTATTATCACCCCCATGTACGGGGCATGGAAAAGCGATTCGATTTGGATACTCAACGTAGTCTATTCCAAAATATTCTAACAAAGATTGAATTTTTAAAAGTGTTTCATCACACAGAGATGAGATCTTCTCCTTCGTCAATCTCCTGTGTTTCAAATCCCTGCTGTCTGTTTGCGTTGTTTTCATGAATTTCGTTTCTTGTTAAACCTTGTTCAATTCTACCAAATCTACCGTGCATTGTCATACTGATATAATCGCCATCATCCAAGCCCTCTCCATGTCTAGCAACCACTGGAACAATTTTTCTGTCTCCATTTTGAGTTCCATCCTCCGCTTTTTCTTCATCTGATTTTAATTTGAATATTGAAAAACTTGTACACAGCCAAATAAGTCTATCAGAACCAGATACTACATCTGTAGATTCTTTTGTTATGCCATCACGATTAAGTTGTACAAAAGCACAACATGCTACATCATACTTAACCATAAAGTTGTGGAGTTTCGTAATTTGAAAACCCAAAACTTGGTATTCTTGCATTGCAGCATTGATACCTTCCGATCCCATGAGTTTGAGATAGTCATAGACAATCAAACAATCATTAGTTCTTCCATTTTCATCAAAGCCAACATGTTGATAAATCCATTTCCTCATTTGACTTAGAATATTTTCAAATGATTCACCGGCAATACTAATATAATGATAAGGAATCTCTTTAAGTTTTTGAGCGGCTATTTGTACTTTTTCTTTTTCTATTTCGTTTTCTGTAAATCGACCACTGGCAATTCTATTTATCTCTATTCCTGATAGATTAGCTAAGATTCTATTGTAATGGTCTTCTTTAGACATTTCTGTATCTAGAACAAGGACTGGTATGTTTTCCTTAGAGGCTACATGAAGTGCAACCGCATCGCCAAACATTGATTTACCAACCTTTGGTCGTGCTGCAATCAGATCAACACATTTTCTGCGAAAACCACCACCAATTGCAGTATCATATGCGGGAAACCCTGAAGGTATTCCTATAAAATCTGACACATTGTTCGCTAAGAAATCCAAGTAATCATCTAAACCTTCTCCTAGAATCTCTGTTTTTTTACTGGATGATTGATAAATATCCCCAGTAGCTTCCAGTAAAGGTTCTTCAATTTTGGCAACGATGTCCATTACATCCTCTTCGCCACTAATACTGCCTAATTCCTTTTCACACGCTTTGAGTGTTTGTAGAAGATCTCTTGAAAGTTTTAATTTAGCAATCTTGGCTGCATAACTTCCTACATTTGATTTATGTATAGGAAAATTAAATAAAGAACGTATAAAGCCTATTTCTTCTTTATTATTTACTTGTTCCTCTACACCTAAATCATTTGCAGCAGATAGGATGGAAGAAAGTTCAACTTGAGTATTTTCTGAGATAGATTTAAAAACACATTCAAATATTAAAGCGTTCATAGAATCTGTAAAATCATCAGAACTAATAAAGTCTATTTCTAAATATGCATCAAGACCGTATTGACATAAGGCAGCCAATACAGCACGTTCTGAAGCTAAATCTGCTAATTTTGTTATCGTCTTAGGCATCTATCACACACATAAAATTCGCGGGCATGTTGGGGGTGGACTTCTACTGTCTTGCTGCAACGAGAGCAAACCTGTTCTATTTTTTTAAAGGCAGGTCTTCTGCGTTCTGTTGGTTCAATTGGGGGGGTTTTATTCTCCTTATCTTTATGTTCTGTTCCATCATCTGAGAATTGATTATATCTCTTACGTTTAGTAACGGGTTCAGGTGTTACTTTGCTTACCTTGTCGTTCATTACGAACTGATTATTGTCATCTTCTTTTGGTGGATTTCTTTTATACACAGGCTTAGTTTCTTGTTGTTGTGTATCTAAAAGACTTTGGGCTAGTTCTGCTTTTTGTTCTGGAGTTAATGTGTCCAGAAGACTTTTAATGATGTCGTCGCTCATTATTTTCTCCTAGCTATATTACTTAGTGTTTCTGCCATTTTAATAATCCTGTTATGTTTTCCATCTAGGGTTCTTACTCTAGCTTCCGCATGATTTTTAATTTTTAATATTTCTGATGCTAGTGGATTTTCTCTAACTGCACCATAATACTTTTCTTGCCACTTAGAGTACTGTCCGCCATATTGATTTAGCACTCCACTTATTATAAACCAGATTGATGATTCTGACCATTCCAAAATATTTTTTTCTTTAGTGTTTTCTGTCTCAATGTATTCAGCATAAGCATATAATTTAAAAGCATTAATGTTACAAGTTTCCGAATTCCAAGATTTTATATCATCAGTACTAGCATTAAGAACAAGTTCTATATCTTCTGGAGGATTTACTGGTGCTAGATATTTAGATTTTGTCCAGTCCTCTACAGCTTGTATAAACTTAGTTAATTTTTGCTCTCCACTCATTTTCATTCTCGTCATAATTAAATGTTACAATTATAATTTCATTGATTCTACACCATTCTAATTTGTCTCTATCTCTTGCCTGGGCACGAAAAAAGGAGAGCTTATCTCTATAATGAAATTTATTAAACTTGAAATGTTGTTCGCCGTGAACTTCAATAATTAGATTTCTGTTTGGTATATAAAGATCAGCACGTAAAACGCTTTTTCTTATTGAAGTTTTAGTGCCCGGAAGTGAAACTTCCTCTAATATTTTATCATACGGATACCATATATCAAGAGCCCTTTTGGCTTTTTTATGTAGTTTAGATCTTTTCCCACCTCCAGATTTGGGATTCCATTTATAGTTTTTTCCGTCTAATCCTATTACTTTCATATTGCACTCTGTCTAATAGTTCTTCAAAATTTTCTTCTAACAACAATGAATAGTCATAATCTACTTGACCATGCTCTTCATAAAAATCTTGAATGAGCTTGTAAACATTACTAAATTCATATCTACTTACAAGTATCATGGGCCAGATCTTAGAAAAGATTCTATTCATCCAATTATCCATTGCTACAGGAACCGTGTTGCATAAGATGCATTCCCAAGTTCTAAATGTATCTAGTCCATTTCCAGTAGGAGAAATAGCAAAATTATAAGATGCTAATACTTTCATAAAGTCAACGAATGGCATTCTATCTCCCTTGAGGATACCCATATTTAATTCTACATCTTGGGTATCATATCTTTTAGGAAAATTACAATCAATAAATTGTTGCTGCCAACACCATTCGGCTACTCTAATTCTATATGGAGAGGTTATGGTAAAGTTTGCATAACATAGATTATCCTTGGGTATAGATCTAAGTTCTTGTATGTCAATGGCATTCCAGTCTTCACCATGATTAACTCCTATGGGTAATGGGTATATTTTCCTATGAAGAAATTGTCCCATATTAGTCATATACCAGCGTCTTACATGAGGAAGTATTGAATCTATTTCTATATTGAAATATACTCCTCCATGAGCAGCGTCTTCAATCGTATAAGAGTATATTGAGTCAAATGAAATATTACATTGAGTTTTTTTAATTCCCCAATCTCCAGCGTGAGTAATCAAAGTCTTGTTACTGTCTAGAGACAAATTTAATTCATTTTGTATAGCTTGTTGCGTTTTGGTTTTTGTGCCGTGTCGTAAATCTTGTGCATTTATTTTTTTACAACATTTGTAAAGATCGCAAAATACATTGCTGTTAATCAATCCCTCTTTCTTGTATTTCCACATGTTCATTTGGACAATCCTTCCTTTATCAATTTTTCTAACACGTCTACTAGAACGGGATTAGATTTTAAAAAATCATACAATTTGTTTTGACCTTGAAACTTGCCAGCCTTAATGGAAAATAACTCTTCGTCATTTTCAACATCAATATCTGGAAATATTTCTTTAGCTATATCTTTATACATTTCTAAGAAACTACAAGTGAACCAAGCACCGGATTTGTTGATCAAACCTATATCTAATGCTAAAGTTAGTATTTCTTGTGTTTTATCAATACCATGTCCATAACGAATATAGCTTTGTACTTGGCCTCCAGGCGGTCCCATTGATGAACAAATAATTTTCCAATTTACAAGTTGTCCAATTTTTTTACCGTCGTCATCATCCCAAAACTTCACCGCCGAAACCTTTTCTCCACCACCAGCAATTTCCATTCTTGTATCTGCTTGATATTGTATTTTATTGCCGCCATCAGCCATTTTAGCTTTGCCAAATCCAGATGTGTTAGCGATATAATGCGTAATCGCTATTACTAGTCCACGTTGCCTTGGTAACAATTGGCCCACCTTTTTGGTAAAAATACTAAGAATTTTGGGCAATCCTGCACGACCTGGACTAAAGTCATTATCTAATTCTTTTTCTGGAATAAGAGAAGAAATAGAGTCAATAATAACAGCAGCACCATGATTGTCTGGATGACTCATCATTAGGTATGCCCATTCTAGAAATTTTTCAGCGGGGATCGGTTTGTCTTCAGGTGCCATAATCAACATCTTTTCTGGATCAAGACCGTCAACTTGAAAATTCATATCTTTGAATCTTCCCTCGGCATCAATATAGATTACATTTCTACCTAACTTTTGACAGTTGGCAGCAATTTGCATAGCTGTGGTGGTTTTACCAGATTTAGGATCTCCTGTCAGTGTGACCCAGCTTCCTTCTTTGATCCCGCCTCCAAGTGCAATGTCAATTGCGGGGCCGACAGATATTATTTCATAGTTACTTTTTTCTTGTAATACCTCGGCCCCCGTTTTGATAATTTGACCATAGTCTTTTGCGGACTTTTTTAAGTAATCTGGTAACTTATTTGCCACTGCCATCTGCCTTCCTTAGTTTAGATAATAAACTTTTTTTATTTGGTAATGATTTACGGGGCTTGTATTCACCCTCTAGTTTTTCTACAACCTTTTTAGGTTTAGCATCTTCAGTATCTGTAATTTTTTTAGATTTCTCTATACCCCTTTTTACAAAATCTAAAGCTAAAACAAACTTTTTAGTTTTATGCAAAAAGCCCAATGAATACACATTTGATCCGCTTGGGCTATTTAAATAGTGAAGAATTGGTTTCTCTCCATACTTTTTTATTAATTTATGTGCGACACGAACTTGTATTTGATAAGTATCGCCTTTGTTCCAAAATTTGTAAGCTAGGCTACCCTTATTTTCTTTCTCGGCACGTCTGATGCAGACTAGTTCTGCAATATATTGAGCCGAGCTACACGGCTGCCCCGTTGATATACTCTTGTATTTTTGCGTGTTTGATTTTTTTTGAGTCATGTTTAAAAATCATTTGATTGATAGACTGTTCGACAACTTCTCTAATTTCTTTTTCTGGCTCAAGATCTGTTTCCGGCCATATAAACTTTCTTACGTCCACTTTATCGCATTCAGGTCGCAATAATGACACAGACAAAAATTGAAAATCTTGATGAGATCCATCCAGAGATTGGTCTCTTGAACAACCTCTCATAATTGAAAATCCATCTAAGCCTTCGGGGTCTTCAAAAAAAGTATATTCAGGCATACCAAACATGTATAATTTAATTGAGGTGGGAGATGTTTTATTGTTTTCGCAATACATTTTAAATCTTTCCCAGCACTTTTCATATCCTGGTCTTTCATAATCACCCCAAATAACACTACCGTCCAACATTTCAGCCTTCCAACTCATTGTAATTTCATTATGCGTCATATGACGCATATATGCATCAAATGTTTTGCAAACTTTAGTGTTCATACTTATTATCTCACTTTATTTTATGAATATGCCTTCCATAACGTGGAGGGACGCCATTTGCGGCTTCCTTTCTTCTTTCCTGCTTTTTATCGGAGGCCATGGAGGCTTCCATTGTAGATATTGTAACTCCACGCTCTTCATCTTTAGCATATAGTGCTTTTGTTGGAGTTTCTGGGTTTGCCAAATTATCTAGATATCTTTCAACGATTGCTACAGATCTATTTAAAGCTGTAGCCATAGCACTAGATTTAAGATATTGATGATTTTCTTCAATGTATTTCTTTTCAGAATTTGAAAGTGGACCTTTTTTCATTTTATCTCTCCGATAGTAAAATTCTTCTTGCAGTGGTAAAGTGTATTTTATTTTTGCTATTCAGATACTTAACAAAAGCATCAAAAGCTTTTTTATTAACCTTTTTAAACTTAAACACATCCGATATGCGTTTTCTACTCAAATTGTCGTCTATTCCATATGGATCAATAAGCTCACCCCTGCCAACTCTTACAAAGTATTGAGAAGTACCACTTGTTGTGAGTGACTTTTTAGCAAAGCTAGAATATTCCTCACATTCAAGTCCATCCTTGCCAATGAATTTAGTTATTACTTCATCGGGATCGGGGATGCCCATTCTAACAAATTCATTTTCTTGATTCGACATTTAAGTTCTCCAACATGTTTTTTACTTTACAAATACATTCTGATTCTGTAGCTCCCTTGATATGTATTTTAGCCTTGTCGCTCATTCCAAATTTTCTTAACTCTTGGTTACTTAGAATAGATTCACCCATCATGTTATCATTAGCAAGAGATCTTACTTCTATTTTAAAGGTAAGAACAGCAATATGTGGGAAATCTTTTCTTGGTGTTGATTCAAATTTTTCTAATTCTTTTTTTCTAGCTATCTCCATTAGCTCTGAAAAAGAAGATGGGGATTGTTTTTCCATTATTTAGGCGTTTCTCCTGTTTTTATATAGTGCGTTTGTTGTTCAGGAGTCATAGATTGAATAGCTCTGTGTTGTTCTCTTTTCTTTTGCACTTCACTGCTAACCTTTTTCTGTAATTTATCACCCTCTCTTTTGGCCGTTAGTTCCATGTTACTCATTTGCTGTGTATTTCTATCGGCTAACTGCCCTATAGTCGTGGCTTCACCCCTAACAAAAACTGTTGGAGCTGTTATAAAGATTTTATTTAAAGTTTCTTCTCCGCATATTGGGCATTTTAAAGTACTAGGATCATTAAAACCCTGTTTTATTTCTGTATGATATGCACAGGGTTCACATTCAAAGTCATAAGTTGGCATAACTTCTCCAATAATATATAAAGAATCGGGTTACTTTATTATCGTTTATAGTATCCCGTAAAACAACAAATTATTGCAATCTAGTCAAAATTTTAGATATGATATCATTTCTAACAATATCTTCATTTGTTAGTTCGCATATCGCCACACCTTCTAGATTTTCTAAAGAAGACATACATCTTTTTAAGCCACCAAAAGCATCACCTCTAAGGTCTGTTTGATCTAGGTCTCCGTTTATAACAGCTTTTGAGCCAATCCCAATACGTGTTAAAAACATTTTAATTTGTTCAAAGGTTGCATTTTGGGCTTCGTCAAGTATCATAAATGTATTATGAAAATTTCTTCCACGCATATACTCTAGTGGGCATATTTCTATAGTATTTGTTGCCCTCATTGAGTTGTGTGTTTCTACGCCCAAGTATAGTTTTATTTCTTCTATAGTCGGAACCATGTACGGGTGAATTTTTTCATTTAAAGTTCCGGGTAAAAATCCAATACCTCTACCGGATTCTACAACTGGTCTAGTTATAACAATTTTTTCTACTTTGTTTGATAAGATATATTCACAAGCCATGCCTACTGCTACAGCAGTTTTTCCAGATCCGGCGGGACCAGAGCAAAATGTTATATCCTGTTCCGCCATAGATATAATATAATTTTCTTGATTCTCCGTTTTGGGTTTTAGTTTTTTTCTAGAAGGTCTAATTGGCTGTTTCTGAGATGATCGTTTACGACCCATGCTATCTCCCTACAAAAGATTAATAGATTGCACCATCTAACGGGACATAATTTTGTGCTGTCGCTCCTTGATATAAAAATAAATCACTGCAATCATTTTGAAAACTAAGTGTTGCTTCTATATTTCCACCTCCGGTATCACCTCCCGTTACATCAAAACTTGTCAAATAATTTCTATTACTTAAATCCCATTGAAAAAGATCAGTTGGGCTAGATTCTGGATAAAGTATATTTGTTAAAATACGAATTTGTCGATTTGTTTGATACTTACCAATACCTTTGTTTTCAGCTCCATATGTTCCTGCTGTATGGTAGGTGTCTGTAAGGGTGTGATTTTGATCTGCACTGCTTACAAAATAGTGAGATCTAACAAGACCTGTAAAACTAGCCGTTATTGCAACTGGTAATTCCATAACCTTCCATCTGTTAACCTCTGAGGACGTATCACTACCTCTCCACACGCCAGTATCTGGAAGGTCTCTGTAGCTAAAAGAACAATCTATATTGATACTTTGTAGTCCAAAAATTGGAGATCCTTGAAACTCATTACCTATATTGAATGCTTCATTTACCTCTTTTGGAAATATACAGTTCGATATATCAATGTCTTTTCTGGTTAAATTTTGGGCACCTTGTGGTAATGAACCAGCAGAGCTTGCCGCATCAGAGAAGTCAGTCCATGTAGAATCATTTAATTGATCATACATTTGGGATTGAAAAGTAAGATCTTCTGTTATAGTTCCATCGACACTTATATTGTACGATATATTGGTCAATAATGAATGTTTAAATATATAGACAGAATATTCTGCTCCTAACCCGGCAGCACCAATATTGTTTAAAGAATCTGAACCATAAAAAATAGCTATATCATAATCTTTTACAGATTCACCACCTGGACCGACTCCGTTTGAGCTAAGTAAATGACCGGCTTCATAGGTAGTTTGAGATGTCTTATAAAAAAACCCAGAACCGTTGCCTGCAAGCGGTAGCGTTCTAGAAATTGTTATAACAAAATTTGTTTTACCATATCTAGTAAAAGTTTGGTTTAATCTACCATTATCAAAAAGTGTTTCAGGAGCTATTTCTCTATTGATACCTATAGCCTGAACTCCAGGTAGCCAGTTAGTTGCACCCGTTCCGCCATCTCCAGTCCAAACGCCTTGACAGGCATAAAATATTCTATTATTTGGTGTAGTAAATGGATCGCTCATTTTGCTTCCTTACGGACAATCAATTATTATTCTATGCTTTATACACATTCAGTCTCTTTCTTTAATAAAAATTCCATCTACCATCTTGCCTTTTCTGTCCTTGATATCATTCCACGCTTGTTCTAAACAATCAACTAGTGAAAGATTATTTCGTTCTGCAATATTAATCAAAACCACCATCATATCACCAATATCATCAGAAATATCTTTACCCCTGCATAAATTGTCCGATAATTCTCCCATTTCTTGGGCTAGTTTGCAGAACTGGTCTTTATCTGTAGATCCTTCAATAAGGTTTCTGGCATGATGCCATTGTTTGATCTTTTCAACATAATTCTCTAGACTCATTTTATCCTCATTTTTTAAACTTGAAATGTATCTTGTCTAAATGAATCGTAATATATGTCTCGTCTCCGACTTCATTGACTTCGACATTCTTTACTACTCCACCCACAATATTCGATAATTGTTTTATCAATTCTTCATCAATACCAAATCTCTCTAATATTCCATTAATAAAGCCGTGAATAATCCCATAATTTTGTTGGTCCATTTAAAATAACTCCGATTGATATCTTTTTAATGTCTCAATTCTACCATCAGCATCAGCCAATTTGGATAATGCTTCGTTCAAATTATTATGGAGATCTGATGTGCTATGATCTCCAATACCCGCTGGGAAATCTAGCATAATTTTCAAACTAGTCAAAGCTTGAAAGCGATCAGTTTTAGCTTGACTCAACAAGGCATTATATACATTCTTTTTATGCATCCATGGATCTCCTAATTATGTCTAGTGTAAATTTGAAGGGTTGTCCGTCAATTGATTCTACTAAGTCCCACATTTGCTGAGCTATATCTCTGATTTCTATCTGGGCGTGTTCACTATTTCTAAGCTTCTGAAAGTTGGCAAAACTCCGCATATTGAACATTATATCAGCCTGAATCTGACTGTTATAAGTCTTGAAGAATCTGGCCGATTCTTTTGCTCTTTTGCGTCCTAAAATAGGTTCGAGTTCGGCAATGGCTTCATGGTATAGATCATTACCCATCATTGTATACTTTTCAAGTTTTGCTGCCCAGTCATCGGGCCAATCTTCTGGTAGGTAGTATTTATTTTCTTGAAGTTCTTTGTATCTGGCGGATTCAGCGTTAAGACTACTGATTCTGTGTTTCAAAAGATGGATATGACTGGCGATTTCGGTATCAACTAGAAAATGCACAACACCTTTTTCAAATGGAGTCTCGTGACCATTACTCCACAACATATCAATTAGTTTAGGGATTCTTGCCCGCTTTTCATCAGTTAGGTTTCTGCTTGTGGAGGTCCAGGCACTGCAAGCAATCACAGTGTCAGAACCATAATAACCCAATAGCTCAACTTTGTTTCCCATATTATTCGTTATTGTTCCTTGTTTAAAACTACCGAACTATTCTCCATTGTAGTCTTCTTTAACTTTTCCTAGCAATTGACTAGACGATGTGGTTTTTTCGCCTCCAACATTGTAGCGTAGATATATTCCATTTTGCTTACAAAATTCTGCTTCTGGAGTATTATCTCCGGCCCTATCTCCTCCATTCATAAAATATATACCATTTACAAATGGATCATCACAATGCATATTGTAAATTTTTTGAATGGACTTTACAACAGTATGATCTTCATCTATAGAAAGTATAGCCATATGAACAGCTTCCAAGGCGTTTATAATTCTAAGCCTTGAAACCTCATCCATAAAGTTGGTAGAGCCTTTAAGTTTTACCTGATTGTCATTATTTACAATAACGTAAAGCCATTCACACTTTTCTTTTGCACCCTGTATATAGTCCAAATGACCAGTGTGAATTGGATTAAAGTATCCTGAAACAATTCCTATTCTCAAAGCAGGTCTCCTAAATCCATGTCATCCAAATCGTTTTTACTAGCACCAATTTTATAACTAGTAATTTCATGTTCTTGTGGTGCGACTTGAACACTTTCACTTTGCATCCAGGCTTGTGTCCATCCGGCAATCGGATTCTTCCCTACATTGTCATAAGGTAAGCCAATAGCTTTGCGTCTTGACATACAAAGCCAATCAATATATTCATGAAGTACTGATTCATTTAAACCAATAATTGAACCATCTTTAAACAAGTAAGAGGCCCATTGTTTTTCTTCCCTGGCGGCACTTTCAAACATTTTTATTGCCGCACCCTGGCATTGTTCTGCTGTCTTTAGAAATCCTTCAGATTCTTCTGAGTTTAAAATCTTCAAAATTTCTTGAGTATTTGTTAAGTGTAAAGCCTCATCTCTTTTGATAAGTTTAATAATGTCAGCATTGCCAACCATTTTTTTATTTTCTGCAAAGGCAAAACTACAAATAAAACTAACATAAAATCTTACAGCTTCCAAGATATTAATACTGATAACAGTCATGTAGATCTGTTTTTTAATTTCGGAAGGTTTATTGGTTGCGGTATGCATACCCATCAGATTATTATAGTCTTCAATTGCCGAATTGGCACGTTTCATAATTTCTTTGTCTTCATAGATACCGTCAAATACCTCGCGGCTATCAGCGTATACATTTTGTATAACATAGCTATAGCTCTGAGAGTGAATCTTTTCAAAAAACTGCCACGTCATCAAACACGCTTCTAGCTCCGAATTTGTGACATATTCTAACAATGTAGGAACGCCTCGACAAATAACACTGTCAAGCATTGTTTGGTACTTTAGATTGGATGTAAATATAAACTTCTCATTATCAGACATTTCCTTAAAATCAGAACGATCTTTCTTAAGCTCGATTTCTTCGGGCCTCCAGAAGTTTCCCATCTGCGTGCTGTCCAGCTTTTTAAATACTGGATATTTTAAAACATCATATCTTTGAACACCGAGGTCTTTTCCAAGAAACAATGGTTGAGACATAGGATCTACATTTTTAGTATTAAATATTGTCTTCATTGCTCGCCTCTTTAATCTTATGCATCAGTTTAATAATTTCCTGCCGTTTCATTGTCTTTCTTTCCTTTGATAAACTTTTTTCAAGTTTTTTTATAAGTTCAATTACAGTCATTTTTATCCTTACTATACTTACACTTAGGACATTCTTGAAATTCTTCACTTTCAAATTCGTCTGTAACCTTGTTGCATTTCGGGCAGTGCCACCAAATAGTCATATTGCACAAGCCCCACTTTCACATCCAAGTTCTTTTTCGGTCTCACCATCTCCATCTGGAGTATTGGCATAATAAAAGTTTTTAAGTCCGTATTTGTAACCGTATATTTGATCTTTGATTAACGCACTTAGAGGAATATTGCCATCTTCATAATGTGCATAGTTGTAGTAAAGATTTGTACTCATCGACATATCTACAAATTTTTGAATAACAGCTGCGATATTCATTAGGCTGTGATTTTCTGTCATTTGCCATGCTAGGGTGTAATGGTTCTTACGCATATGATAGTTGGGTACTAATTGTTTTAAAACTCCATTTTTAGCCTTCTTATGAGTCAGTAAACTTCTAACTGGCTCTATACCGTTAGTGCTATTTTGAATCACACTACTAGATTCACAGGGCATAATGGCGGATAGGGTGGAGTGTCTCATGCCGTGCTTTTTAACACGTTCTCGCAAGCCTTCCCAATCCATTTTGTAATTTGGTTTGACTAGCTCGTCAACCGCTTTTTTATACCAGTCAATGGGCAATAAACCTTGAGCGTATTTAGTTTCTTCAAACTTCGGACACGCCCCCTTTTCCTTGGCCAGCTCACAACTTGCATTAATTAAATTCCATTGAATTTGTTCCATTGTTCCATGAATTAATTCTAATGCAGCAACATCCTCATATTTAAGTTTATTCTTTGCTAAGAAACCAGCCAAATTTGTAATACCGATACCCAAAGATCTTCTGTTTTTGGTAAAGGTTTCCCCAGCCAATACCGGATAATCTTGATAATCAATTACAGAATCCAGTGTTAGTACTGCCATTCTGCAGGCTTGCTCTATATCCTTTTCATTTGTTAACTCTAAAAGATTCAAAGCAGATAAAATACAGATACCAATTTCGCCTTCGGGATCGTCTATTGATTTGATCGGAATAGTGGGGTGAATAATCTCTTGGCAAAGATTAGACATGTAAACAGGAACATCCCAAGACCCGTTTTTATTTGCGGTGTCTATATTCATGGAATAGATACGTCCAGTTTCGAGTCTCTCACGAGCAAATATCTCAGCAAGCTTCCTGGCAGATATTTTTTTCTTAAATTTAAAAGATCTCGCATTTTCATACTTTAAATACAATTCTTCAAACTTTTTATTATCTCCAAAAGCCTCGTACAAACCCCTTGCCTCGTCGGGGCTAAAAAGAGTGATGTCTTTATTGGCTATTAGACGGTCATAGAAAAGTTTACAAAACTGAATACTATAATCAAGTTTGCGGACTCTGTTGTCGTCTGTGCCAGCATTGTTTTTAAGCACCATAATATCTTCTATTTCATAATGCCAGAAAGGAATATGTACTGTTGCGGAACCTCCACGAAGTCCATTTTGACTAGTTGACTTTACGGCGGATTCAAAATTCTTTAGATAAGGAATTACACCAGTATGAATTACTTCACCACCCCTGATTGGAGAATTGATTGGTCTCATACGTCCAATATTCAGTCCAATACCAGCACGTCTTGCTGTGTATTTTCCAACAGCGTGGATACTAGAGAATATTCCATCAAGATTGTCATCGACATCAACCAATACACAAGATGCAAATTGACGGATATTTGTTCTAACACCTGCCATAATTGGCGTTGGTAAATTTATTTTAAACGTTGAATAACAATCATAAGCTTTTTTGGCTTCTGAAACATTGTCAAATAACGACATTGCAATACACATATAAGCAAATTGTGGCGTTTCATATATCGTGCCAGTACTTCTGTTCTTAACCAAGTACTTGTCAATCATCTGTTGTAATCCGGCGTATGTAAACAAATTATCTCTAGTATGGTCAATATATTTACCTAAAACGTCTATATCTAATTCTGACCATTTTTCTAAAATAGTCGGATCATAAATTCCTTTATCTACATTCCTACGTAAAAAAATAAGAAAGTCAACAGGTTTGTGATGTCTGCTGCAATTCCATACATCTTTTCTTAACTGCATATTAAGCAATCTAGCTGCTACGTATTGATAATTCGGATTGGATTCAGAGATTAAATCATTAGCAGATCGAATTAAGATTTGTTGTATTTCTTTTGTTGGAATACCATCATAAATAGATAGGTTTGCATTCATTTCTACGTCTGATAGAGATACTCCGTTTATTCCATCGGTGGCCCATTCAACTATTTTATGTATTTTTTCAACGGAGAAATCTTCCTTTTCTCCAGTGGCTTTTGTGACTTGCATTAATAACATACCTTTCTGATTCAATGTTTTATCTATGTAGATTATTATACACTATCTAGATAGAAAAATCAATATGAAAATTCAATATTAGAGATAATTTTCAATATTTGAAACGTAATATTGTTTGTCTCCAAAGAGGGGTTAATTCCTCTTGGAATTCTATAGCTTTTGACACGGCTTTATTTCCATGAAAAACTTTATCTTTTGGTTTCCATGCCCGTTGTAACTTATATACAAGATTTTCAGTATAGCAATATCTGTTCAATTTGCTCTAAAGAAGAATTTTCTTTTATACTTTCAATAACTTCTAATTTTCTGTTATGATCCTCAAACTCAAAATATTCTGTGAGAAGTATCATCCTTTTTCTTTCCTAAAAATAAAAAAGGGGGAACATGTCCCCCTAAATCTAATGTATAATCTTATTTATGGTGAGCGTCTATCTTAGAAATTACGGTATCAAATTTGTTATTAATTTCCGCAGAGATCTTTTCGTAGGCGTTCTTGTTTTCTGATGTTATCATTCGACATTCAACAACGTTTTCAGCGATTTCGTCTATCTTCTCTTCTACATTTCCAATACGCTTTTCTACACGTTGCAGCCGTTGATTTAAAGACTCGTTTACTTTTTGTTCTAACACGATAATCTGCTTTCCTTGTTGAACTAAAGTGTATATAACCCAAGAAAATACAGGTATAGCAAATACGCTAATCATTTCAATTAAGTTGCGAATTAGTTCCCATGTTTCGGGGGTCATGATGGAGGCTCCGGTGATGTATGTTTAATCAAAAAAGAAAGGGGCTTATGAAATACTTAAGATTATACTTCATAAGGAAAGTGTCATAAACCCCTTTCAAAAATCAAGGTTTACATACCAGTAATTGGTTTGTAATCAAAGAAGTCGCCACCACTAGAAACTGAAGTGGTAACAAAGTCTACCTTCATAACCAATTCACCAGGAATAGCACGAGTCGGATTGGCAGCACTGTCGGATTGAGATGCGGTTGATCCGGCAACAGGATCAAACATATCAAGATCAGTAGCTGTTGACGGTGCTTCTGGGGCAGTCCCTCCAGAATTCAACCAATTAAGCCGTGACTTAATGGAAGTACCATTATCAAGATTTCCATTCCAAGAGAATGAGTTACCTCTCCATTTAGCAAGCAACCTAGCACCGAAGTCGTGCTTGAATTGAAGAATTGAGTTGCCTTGATTACTAGAGTTAGCTCCAGGAATCAATAAGTTGGTTTTTGCAACACCAGAAAGAGTGGTGGTTTGTGTCATAATAACATAACTTCCAGCTGCCTGGAAAGCAAAAGTACCACCAGAAAGTACTTTCTGAGTGCCGTATAAACCGCCGGTATTTGTAGGATAAGAACCGTAACCTGGGTAATCACGTTCTACCGGACCGGGTACTTTTTTAGTGTCATCGGTAGCGTCCTTCAAGGGGAAAGATTTTGTGATAACCGTTCCAGTAGTTGAATTACCAAGAATTGTTCCGCCTTGGGTAGTTGCTGAATAAGCACCGCCTGTAGTGTTTACAAGGTAGCTTGCAGAGCCATTTGGTACTGCCATAATAAAATCTCCTTTTGAATAAGTATAAAACAAAACTACGATGATTCCAATTTATCCAAAAGAAGATCCGATTCCTATGACTTTATACACAAAATTTTAAAATTCACATATCATTTTACATGTTTTTATGGCATTTTTTAGTTTGCGTCTAGCAGTTTCCCTTGAATAGCCATTTCTACGTCCAATCTCTTTCATGGTCATGTTTTCGTAAAATCTTTGTTCTAAGATATTTGCGGTTTCTGGCTCAAGTCCATTGATAATGTCAATAACTTCTAACTTATTTATATAATTGCTATCCATTTTATCAAAATCATCAACATTGAACTCTACTCTTTTTTTCTTTATTTTATTTTTAAAAGCGTATGAAAGTTGTTGGTATAAATAAGACGTGAATTTAGTTCCACGAGTTTCGTCATATTTCTCAATACATCTCCATAAAGTATTCATTTGAATGGATTCAATATCATCAAAATCAATATTGTTTTTATACCTGTTAGAAACTTTATTCATAATATTTCTAACGTTGCTATCATTCCATTTCTCATCAAATTTTTGATTTACACTATCCATCATCACCCCTTAAAATAATTCCACCAATTGATTGTTTTAATTCAACTAATTTATTCAAACCTTCTAGATACTTATGATCTAATTTATCAGAAACAATATAATCTACTTTGCCCGTTGAAGCAACTAAAATAGACCAATACTTGTTGTGTTTTAATTGCTCTTTTACAAGTTCTACCGTTGCTTGAGTTTCTTCTGTCATGACCTCCGTTTCTGTATAAGTGCAAATTTTATTTTCAATATCTATCCTAACATCCTTGAAATCAAAAGTAACGGGAATCCCTATACAGAAGGTGTATCGACCCATAACCTTTAAGGCTTCAATACCTTCTATATCATTTGCTAAAATATCTTTTATATCGTTGGTGATACTAAAATTAGTAACTCCTATTCTGCAATCCCACATATCAGATGGCTTAAACATAGACTCCATGGGAAACATGCCAAATGGTGTATGTAGCATGTTCATTTTTTCCATGCCTCCCATAAACAAACCAAGAGGAGCCGATGTTATTTCTGTTTGATCAATATTATTCAGCTCTTCTTCCATTTTGTCTAATTCGTCATGATATGCTTCAATATAATCTTCTGCCAAAGCATTCCAGCTAGTCCAGATGATTCTTTTATGTGATTTAATTGACATTTCAAAATCTCCTGTTAAATATTGAAAACTTGATCAGGAGGGACTACTACATCATTGCCATTTTCGGTCTTGGTATTCTTTTGAGCTTGGCTATTTATTAAATTAACAACAGTCACATAGTCGGCCTCGTTACTATTTATTACGCATTCATTTTTGATTTCTTTAAAAATCTCTTCTCCAAAATTTTCTATTAGTAACTTGTAGAATATTGAAGCCAATCCTATTAAACCTTCTTCACCAGAAATCCAATTACAATTATATTCTACTATACCATCAGTGTCAGATTGTATAATCAATTCACAGCTGACAGTTTTATTGTCCGATGGTTCTTGGGGTCGAGGTGATTGATTTTGCATATATTTCCTTTATTTTTAAATCATCTAGAGACATTATTTTATAATTTGGTTTGCAGACTAAAGTTCCAGTTTCTAGAACTGTTACGTATATAGCTTCTACTGTACCCTTTTCTTCATGAACTAAATCTGTTAATTGAGGGTTTAACCAAGCGTAGTTGATATTAATGCAAGATGAACATAAATCAATTAATGTCTCGTCAATATTTTTTGTGGAAACGTATTTATTTGGAAATTGATTATTTTTGTTTACCACCAATCTAGCTTTAGGAAACGCTGCTCGATTGTATGGAGGAACTTCCAATATTATAAGAGTAAGTTTTGTTTTCATTATTTTTTCTTTTTAGTTGCGTTTTGCTTTTCAGCCTCCTGTCTTTGAAATTTTTGACTCGCCAACATTTGACCTCTTAAATCTTGTAAAACATCGACTTGATTTTTCAAAATTGTATATTTTTCTACAGCAGACTCCAGTCTGTCAAGTGACCCCTTTTCAGTGGGTCTTAAAATAGATGCATTCATTTGAAACATACATTCAGACATGTTAGCTTCATACCTAGCAATCAACACTTGCAAAATGTCCATTCTACATCTTTCCTTCGTTAAAGTGATAGAGAATAAGCTAAAGCGTTAAAATTTTTAGATACTTCAACTTTTTCAATTTCGTTTAATCTATGATTGTCTGTTCCTACTGTTGACTTAAATATAGAAACTATACCATCTCCATATCCATCATATTTATCTTTGAGTGATCCATCAAATACGTTTTCTGTTGCTTTGATGTATACATCTCCCATTTGTTGAGCATCGCAATCGTAAGATGTTATCCTCTTGGAAAAAACATCGTTGAATATGGCTAGTCTAGTCCTATCGTCTAATTCGGTTACTTTGTCAGCAACTGGTTTTACCAATTGCTCAGTTTTATCGGTCATTGGAGATGTTAGCTCAATATCCACTTTTGGACTTACAGGTTGTGCCAACACCTCTAAAATTTGATTTCCAAATAAACCTATAACTATAAAGGCTAGACCTAGCCAGATTCTATTACTCATTTGATTTCTCCGGTTCTGAGTCGTCATCACTTAAGTCGTCATGGTCGTGATGCTTTACACCAATCAATAAAGGAAATACCTCATCTAATTTTTCACAAGCCTCGTAAAGTCCAGCCTTGTGAGTTGCATCAGAAAGACACTCCCACTTACAGACTAAATCTGTAAGATCCCTATCTACAGGAGTATTATCCTTTTCTCTTTCTTTCCAAAATCTGGCGATCCACTCCCTGCCATTGGTGACAACGGGGCCACCTAGAATAAAAACACCAATTGCAATAAGCATCCACTGAATAGGATTAATATCCGATAGAAAGTCCATAATAGTTCCTCAATGTGTTTGATTATTTAGTTTCTCTAACAGTGTCACCAATAACCCAAGCTACAACAATTGTAATAATACCAATTAGCTGTTCTTGATTAAGTTCAATACCAAACGCTTCAGAAGTTACAATAGAAGCCAAAGCAACTGCCGAAACCCAGAAACGTCTAGATGTCAAAAGCGATTTCAGTTTACTCATAATAATTTCTCCCATATTTAAAAATTAACGACGATGGCCAAAAATGCGGCCAAATACACCTCTTCTTTTTCGAACTGTTCTGCTTACCCCTGTTACGGCCTTCTCTCCAGAACCTGAAGATTTAACAGTCCCTGATCATGAGCCGCCTGTCCCGCCTTGAATTTCTTTAACTTCTTCTGGATTAATTTTTATCTCTGATGGAGGATAAATCAGTTTATTTTCATTAATATCATACGTAGGGAGTTCTTGTGGATCTCCCGTATGATAAGGACAAGGTGAAACATGTCCGTCCCCCTGTACGATTTTTCCAGTACCTTTGCAAATACATTTTTCAGGATCTGGATCTGGGCCAACTGGTTGTGGGGTTGGCCGGGGTGTAACACCTAAAACTTCTTTTTCCGCCTTATGAAAACCAGCTTCTGTGTCTTTAATTATAATATCTATATCGTCATTTGTCAACCCGTAGTTTACAGGAATTTTTTCAAATCCTGTGAAATAAGCGTATCCAAAAATAACAATAATACCTATAATAATTTTTTCTCGTGTAGTTAATTTTTGCATAACATACCTCGCTTAAAATTGGTCATCGAAACTAGACCAGTCAATTTCTCTGGCGGGAAATCCATCTACATCACTAAAGACCCAAGCACCCCCTCCAGAAAGCATTCCACGGGCATCTTTTTCTCTAATCCAAAAAGATCCTTCTGGCTGTTCATGAACTTTTGGGCCACTATTCCAAATGCCCCAACTGTTTTGTACCAGGAACAGAGTTTCATTAAGTCTTTCTTTTGTGTCGTCACAGGCGATCCAAGCCATCGCGTGTGCCCACGAACCTGACTTTTTAGCAATGCCGTTAGAATCTCTACGAGAACTAAAACCATATCGAGAACATACAGATAAAGCGTATCCATTCGCTAATGCATCTCTAGCCTCTTCTACAGTTCTTACGTTTGAAATTGTTTTTACTTGATGTTTACTTGCTTCTGTCTTGTATACACTATCGGGGATAAGTTTTTTAGCTCCTAATCTTGAGTTATATACTGTAAGGTCTCCGTGCTCTACATTGTAGTCTTTTCTTAAAAGTATACCACCGTTTTGTGCGACATATCTAGCTGCACCTGAACACGTCATCCCCTGACCCATATGTTCACGAGATTGATAAATTGCTTCGGTTGCGGATCGTGTTTCAAATATTTCTCTATCATCTTTGTGTAAAATTTCATAAGCACGAGTTACATCTACCGCATTACGTGTGCTATGTGATACGCAGTCCCCATCAGTCTGCCTTTCAGATGGACCAAACCCTGGATCAAATTTTAGTAATGCTTTGAAGGGTAGACTAAGTTTCCCCTCCCCAGATCCAAATAAATCATATGCAGCAGCACCAAAAATAGGCATGGGCAATTCGCCAAGTAGTGCCTTTACATCTTCTTCATCACAAATTGCACCAACAAAACCATCTTTGTAGGCTTTCAAAGTTTGTCTAGGTGTTATAAAATTAGAGTCCATTTAGTAACTCCTGTGCTGAATTTTTCCACGTAAATTGGTTGGCTGTATGCATACCCATAAAATTTTCTACATTACCCCATTTTTGTTTAGTTTTATGTACAGATCTAAGATGTTCAATCAGTTGATCTTTTGCTCTCTGATTAAAGCTCGCCCATTGTCCATACTCGCCAGAAAAGAAAACACCATCATGGGCATTTTCTAATTCATCAATGTTGATCAAATAGCAATTTTCCTTATTGCAAAACTGGGTGTGTGCTGAGTAATTTGTGGCTATAACGGACTTGCCGCAGGCCATCATTTCTAATAGCTCTAAATTCCATCCTTCGGCTCTTGCTGGAAAAACACCACAATCCGTTTGCTTCATTATATTATACACATCTTTATGTGTTTGTTGTCTTGGAATTATTCTTATCTTGCTACCCAGGGGGGAGTTCTTGTACAAATCTTGCCAACCTTGATTGTTGGGTCCAATGAAAGGATTATCACACATCATCCATAATTCTACATTATCAGTTTGTTTAAAAGCTTCGTTAAAACATTCTAATAAAACATCATGCCCCTTACGCTTTTCCCATTTTCCACAATTAAAAAAAATGGTTTCTTTGCGACTAGACTTTTGAGGTCGGAACGTTTCAAGATCCACTCCGAGTGGTACGACATGGACAGGCGGACAGGTCCATCCCTTTTGATTGTATAAAACATCTTTAGCCCATTCTGAGCAGACAAATATTTTATCACAATGCATAATGCTTATTGCTTCTTCATGAGAAAATTCTGTTAATTCAAAAATGGGAAACCCTATATGGAGACCCTTTCCTACATGTGTATGTAATTCATTCTGATGCCAAATCTTTACAGAGGGATTGTCAGACAAATCTGTAAATCTATTGGTCATCCCGGCACGAATATATTTATCAACAAACTCTGGTTTAGAAATAGGATATAGGGAAGTGGATGGATGAAGTTTGTATAACTCTTTATAAATATTGTACCCAGCTACCCCATATCCTAAATTGTTAATTGGTGTAATTAACTTTAACATTTTATTTCAATTCCCTGTATGCTGATTTCCAATGATTTAGTGGCTTTGTTTGTCCTAATGCTTGACTAGATAAAAAGAAAATATCTCCCTCAGAATATATAGATGCTGTATAAGAAAGACCGCTTTTACTTCCAAGAAAAACTTTGGCTGTCACAAATTCATGAAATGTGGTTGTTAATGAATATTTTTGGTTGTAAGCCATTGGTTCTGAAAGTTTAAATGTGGTTTTTTCTATAAACTCCTGGGGCCAGTTACGTAATATACTTTCAAATTCCTGTATTTGACCTTCGGAATGAATTGCTACATTATAATGATCTGGGTATTTTTTTATTAATGCAGGAATGGCAGTGTTGTACCATTCATTTGATATATATCTTCTTTCTCGGTCTTTGACGTGCCAATCAGACATGCCTGTCTTCAAGTCTCCTCGACGTATGTGGATTACTATTTCTTCTTTGACTGGTTCGGGTTTGGATGTAGACCAATAAAGTTCTCTTATATGCGAAAGAACTTCATTAGTGTAATATGCATTTGGACTCCAAAAAACTCTACGACAATCCTTACGAGATAAATGTATATTCTTACCTTCTCTATTGTCGGCAATTCCAATGAATTTATTTAACTCTTCTGCCTTATTTTCCCATCCATGTGCTACATGTGTGAAAGGCGTATGAACGTAGTTATATTTTGAACTGTTAAAACAAAAGGCAATACCGGATAGCTTGGCATTTAACTGACATCCAAATCCGTCAACCTTTCCTTTTACTGTTAGATTTTGCATTTTTATCTCGTTTTATAGTATGGAAATCTATGTGTATGATATGTATTTCATTTTAAGAATTTCCACCTCGATAAGGGGACTTCTATTTGTTTGTCGGTTTTTCCATGATTTATGTAATATACCTTATTAGGGTTGAGTATACCGGCAACATGGGACAGGCTACTCTTGCCTATAAATAAAACCTTAGCTGCTACCATTTCATGAAAAGTGTATTGTAACTCTTTTACATGATCCTCTCTTATTATATGGTTTTTTATCCTAAAATGCAATAGATTGAACCGATTACAATCTAAATTTTTATCAAAGAAGTCGATGATAGATTCATTATCGTTAGTGTGTATAATTATCTTTTCATTATTGTATAACGAGATAATCTTTTTTATATAACTTAAATACCATTCATTAGTAAGGTGTCGCTTCCTTCCACTTTCACCATAACCTCTGGAGGCGACATCGCCTCTTCTTATATGCACAACTATAGAGCCATCTTGTACGGCTGGTTTATCTGAACTAAAATATCTTCGTCTTATTTCCGCTACAACTTCGTTAGAAAAAATTTTATCTGGAATTTCAAAAGCTTTATACATTTTATCAAAAACAACAATTTTTTTTCTTTCCACTTTTTGATTAGGAAAGTTAGACCATCCAACAAAATCATTCATCTGTTGCAGGTCATCATGTCTAAAACCGTGCTGGCGATGATTAATTCTGTTCATTTCTGTATAAATATATTGGTATTCAGGAAACAAATGACAGAATCCATAACCATACATTTTTTTTAGATACTGAGAACCAAATCCATCTCTGCAAACAACACTTAAATATTTGGTCAAGTTTATTTCCTTACAAAAGATACCTCTGGTACTGAGTGTGCATTTTTCCAATGATTTAGACCTCTGTTTTGACCCTTCGCCCTAGCGGCAACAAAGTACACATCGCCTTCGCAAAGTATTGAAGAGGTATATGATAACCCACTCTTACTGCCTAAAAAAACTTTAGCTGTTACCATTTCATGAAAGGCTGTTGTAAGAGAGTATTTTTGTTCTCTTACATCATCTTCGGCAAGTTTAAAGTTAGTTCTTTGTATCAAATCTTCAGGCCACCCGTCCAATATAGAACTAAACTCTTCAAAATCTCCTTCGGAATGAATTGCTATTTGATAATGATCTGGATACAATGCTGCCAAGCTTGGTATTTTTTTATTATACCAAGGGTTGTACATATGCCTTCTTCTTCTGTCTCCAGATCTTGAAAGGCTAACATCGCCCCTTCTGATATGTACAACAATTTCTTCTTTTACATTGGGTGGCTTTGGTGTAGACCAGTACATTCTTCTTAAATGATTTAATGTTTTCTCATTATAAAAATCATTAGGGTTACCAAATACTTGATTCATATACCTATACACGCAGTGTATTTTTTTACCACGTCTATTATCAGGTATACCCATGAAGTCATTTAAGATATCTACAGCGTCCTGGTCTCTCCATCCATGCGAAACGGTTGTAAAGGGTGTATGTACGTACCTATATTTAGGATGATTGAAACAGAATGCTATGCCGGAAAACTTAGCGTTTAATTGACATCCAAATCCATCCTTTTTTCCTCTAATTGTTAGATTCTTGTATCCCATTATCTTCCTACCAATTTTTACATGACCAATATCGTGCCTTCCATCTAGGTCCAGGGTTTGTATCGCATTTATGTCTTGCACGAAAGCTCTTGCGTCTTGCAGGATCGTCTCGCTTGATCTCCATGTTGGGATCGCCAAAATTAACCTTAACGACATTGCCTTTTTCGTTTTTTACATAAACGCTAAACTTCTTGGGGCCATCTGGAGTTCTAAATGGTTTACCCAGCTTGACTGTGCGACCTTTATATTTTGCTGCTTTGCCTTTATACACCAATGACTGTCCATCTTTTTTATAATTTCCAATTCTATCATAAGTATAAATTTCGCCCGTCTTGGGATTCTCATACAAAAAGGCAGAAAATGCAACCATTGCTTTAGATTTTTTTGGATGTCCTTTTGGTAAAAGATCATTATCTTGTTTATAATTAGGGTTACTGGGTTTGCCCGTTCTTAGAAGGTGAATAAAAGCTCTAACTCTAGCCATAGCCCATCCGTCGCGGGACATTTTAGGAGCATGACTAGTAGAAAAAGCACCAGCACCACGCCGATAAACTGCTTTTAACATTCCAAGCGTTGCTTTAGAGCCCTTGCCTTTAGCGTTATGCTCTCTTACTATTTTAGAAAGTCTAGCGGTAGTCTCTTTGCTAAAAGTTATTTTCCCTCTAGGATTTTTTGCACTTCCTGGTTTGTTTTTCTTAGATCCTTTTTTTTGGTCTTTCTTGGGAGCTGGGGTTTTTCTGGGGTCGTTGGGTCCAGGCTTACCTCTCTGTAGTGCTTCTGTAGATTCTTCGTTAGTGCCACATATTTTCTTTTCTTGGGCACGTTTTAATTGCTCTTGCGTGGGACGGTCTGGGTCTCCAGGTTTTGCTGGTCGGTAATTTTTGCCTTCGCGTTCTTTTTTCTTGCGTATATTTTCCCATAAGCCAGGTTTAGCTACGGCGATGTCCCAGTCTTCCTCCTGCTCGCCAAAATCTACATATTCCGCCTCCGTTGGAATATAAAAGTTGTCCTCATTCAGATCTTCTGTGTAGCCCAATTCTTCCACATTATACTTCAAATCTATTGCAGCCATAGCATTCATGTCTTCTGTAGCCCTAGTCATACATACAGCTAGACGTTGATCCCTGTTGGGAAATTCTTTTGATGCTTTATCATCCGACATACAACGTGAAATAAAATTTTCTCTGGTTTCTTTTTCCCCTCGTTGTGGAAGTGGCATGTCTATTCTCCTCGTGTGAATAATTCTGGAAACATTTTGAATTTTAAGTCTTCCCAAATGACACTAGATATTGTCATGGCAGCATCATTATCACTGGGGTAGTGAACTCCCTGTAAACATCTTGCATATCCAGCAATACCCGGTTGAGAAAAGAACTCATTGCTGAACTCTGGATATTGTGCTGAGAATAAATGTGCAGCCATCGCTGTGTAGCATGTATGACCACTGGGATACGCTGGTGTATGATGTGTAGATGTTTCAATTACATTAACTTTTAGGCCAAAATAAGGAGCTAATTGTTCCGGTCTTGACCTGTTAAAAAGATATTTTAGTCTCATCACCACTGGACGAGAAACCCTCCAAAGCTTTTTAAAGCCCTCTTTGTCTACTTTTAAATTGTTGTTTCTTATGGTTTTATCAAATAAGTCTAAAGGCTCCTTGTCAACCAATTCAACCAGTGCCTTCTGAGCAACCGAAATATTCTCGGTTAACTCGCTCAAATATAACAATTCACTGTGAGTTATTTTGCTAGAGTTAACAGGAGGTTTGGGTAGAGAATTTTTCCAATCAACTGTAAAATCTTCGCTAACATTGTATTTTTTTATTTCTTTTGAAACATCTTCAGTGTATACTTCTGAGTCAATGCTTTTTTTTAGTTCTTCAAATACCTCTTGTGATTTCATTGTCGTTCCCCTTTCGACAATATGTACACATTTTACATCTTAGCCAAACAATCTTTCAGTAAATCTTCTACATTTGTATGTCGTTTTTCAGAAAACAAACTGCTTGCGATTTCTCTGCCTTTCTTTTTTGCAATTCCCAATGATTTCAGTGCTGAAATTGTTTCTTCTATAATCGGGTTCGTCTCTTTGGTCTCTTTGGTCTCTTTGGTCTCTTTGGTTTTTTTCTTAGGGCGATCTTTGTAGACTATTTTTTCTTTTTCCACTTCTACGTCTACATAGATTATTCGAGAGGAACGCTCCAAACTTTGAATTACGTCACCAATAGACTCTATGATTCTCATCAAACAAAGAATAATGAACGGGGATACTAAAAGCAAAATCAGCAATTGTGTTTGGTTCATTCTCTATCTCTCCAAGTTTTATTCCTAGTATCAAACACCCAACAGTGAATGTCGCAATATTCTACTCTGTCTCTGTACTTAGTCCAGTTGTCTGTTTTAGCAAGTAAAATGACTAATGGTTTACTATCTGTTTTTTTGGAATAATAAATGGATTGGCCTACCCCCTCAGCCCATTTGCTTTCCCAGTCTATTTCACAAGCCCAACCATCAAATAATAGATCAACTCTGGTTCCATCATGAAGGCGATACTCTTTCTCACCTTCTGTAAATTCATGTATATAGTCTTGCCAATATCTCTCTGTGCCATACGCAGAACCTGAAATTTTTTCTGATGCTGCTTGAGGGGGAACAGTGGACCAAATACTAATAAAAATTACTAACCCAAATACGAGCAAGAAAAAAACTTGCCCCAGTGTCGATCTTGTCATCTTATTATACCTTGCTATTTCTAATAGTCAATCCTTTATTTTGAATCTTTCTGATTTCTTCTTTCATTTCCCACGTTTCTTTTTCAGCTTTCCTGTCTTTAATATTATCGGCAAGTCTCCTTTCTGCCTTTATCTTATTTGCTCGTTTTCTTTCTAATTCTTTTTTAGCTTTTTTCTTTCCTTTTGCTAAAGCCTTGTCTTGTTTTTTTCTATTTGGTTTTTTCATAATTTTTTCCTCAGTGATTAAGGATATCTTTGAAGCTAAATACAAACAATAAACGAATTATGATAGATATAAGAATTAGTAATATTACTTTTTTAGGGAAATTACGCATTTTAAAAGATCAAATATCCAATCGGATTAGTATGAATTAGACAATTTAAATTTTCTAAACGGCTCTTCTTTTGTTGGGATATGGCAAAGTTCGCCGTTCAAAATTTTTTCAGACGGGTTTCTTGTTTCTAACCATTGTACATACATGCTATCAACTTTACCTAAAATATATTGTGTTCCAGAGTTGGTAATAATAGCACCAGTCTCATTGTCTACATCAATTATCTTAGAAGTAATAACCTTGGTGTAATCTTCATGATCTGGGTGTCCTATTATATCACCACATAGTTTAATGATTCTAGAGTCGTCATTCCAGAAATGTGGATCTTCCCACACTTTGTAATAAACAGGGTAGTGAACACTATTGAAGTCACCAGAATTTATATTTTTAACAACAGACCAACAATCAATCTCAACTGCCATTTAAAACCTTACTAGTCGAACTCGACTAAATTATTGTCTTCAGTAATTACAACGTGAAAAAACTGCACACCAGTAAATTCTTCCAGATTTCGATTTGGCAGCACCAAATCCAACAGCGTTATATCCGCCTAAAATGTTGGACCTATGACCGCCGGAGTTCATCCAAGATCTAGTAACCTCACCATAGCCAGATTGACCATAGGCAATATTTTCTCCAATTCCGCCAAAACCAGACCCAACTCGTCTAGATGGGCTTGATCCATTTCTTCCTGTATGACTAAGCCTGTTACTGCTAGCCATCCAATCTGCATGTTTTTGTGCGGCATCTGTAAGTCTTTTATCTAATACTAAGGCACGACGACCATTTCGAGAACGTTCGCGATTATGAGTAAGCAAAAGATTATCATTTAATTTCTTTACTAATCTAACTCTTTTTTGTTGTGAAGTTTCGGTCTCCTGCGTCCACGCATTGGAAACCAAGCAACAACAAACAAGCAAACTTAAAACACTTCTCATAACAAACCTCCATGTTTAAAAAAAGATGTCTTGAAAACGCCTAGCCGCCGCCAGATACACGAATTTACAGAAGGTGAGAAAGAAGCATCGCCCCAGCGGGCATTCTTTGCCGCTATTTTCAAGACATCGGTTAAATAAAAAGTAATAACAAAACACAACCACAAAATTAACCATTATTTTTTCTTATGAATACCAAATCCATTTCTGTCATGTGAATCAATAATACAGTCCCACTCTGGATCGTCTAGCAATTCTCGGTGTGCCATTCTTGTTTTTAACTCTAGCGTGTCGTCAAGAATTATAATTTTTGATTTAGGTTTAAGCAATTTAAATTCTGCAAAAGTGCTAAATTCACCACCATCCAACAGTAGTACATCTATTTCCATGTTTTCTAAAAGGTGTGCTTCATTGTTACAGCTTTTAAAAGCCTTTACGTCGTCATCAAAGAATCTTTTAGAGAGGGATTTATGTACATGGTTTTCGTAATTCGCTTTTACATGTGGAGTTTCTAGGGTCCACATGTCTTCTATTTCAATAATCCTTCCATGCACTAAGTTAAACTGATTATTAGGCTTATCCCCCCAAAAATTCAAAGCCTGATCATAAAAATTTTTGTTTGCTTCAAAAGATATAAATTTCCAGTTATCGGCTCGGGTGGATAGTCCATCCCAAAAGCACAGCGTAGAACCTTGACCATTCCAAGTTCCTATTTCTACATAATTTAGGTATCGCTCATCTAAAGCTAATTCATGAATTATGTCGCCTAAAACGCTACCTAAATTTATTTGTCCTGGCATCAGCAATATACCTTTTAATTTTTTGGTTTAGTATGATTGATTAAGTTTTCTTACAAGTTTTTGTTTGTCCTTTTCTAACTTTCTTTTTCTCTTGTTAATTTCTTTAAACTCTGATGAGTTTAATTCAACATTGTAAGACTTTTCTTGAAGCAGATCTAATCTGTCTTCAATATTACGAATCGAGTTAAGTATATTCTTTTTGTTTTTCATGATTTTATAAAGACCGGCGGAGCAAAAGAGAAGATGATGAAACAACTAATTCGTTCACTCCGCGAGGTCTATTTTTAAATGTTAAAAGGTTTCAGCCTTTTCCCTAATTGGCTTAACAACCTTAGAAAACGTACTAGGCAGCACAGAATAAGAAGTACGACTAACTCCATTTTTGTCTTCCCAATTACGTTGACGCAATCTGCCATCAATAATTACACGATCACCTTTGCTAAGGTCAACATTTTGTGCATATCCGGCATGACTTCCCCAACCATCTACATCCATATAAACAGTTTCTTCTTTTCCATTGCCTGTGCTTTCATTGACAGCAATACGAAAAGAAACGAGATCCTTATCAGACACTTGCTTATATTCTGGATCTCTAGTCAAATTTCCCTTTAGAATAATTCTATTATTCAACATTTCAAGCTCCCAAATTAAGTTACATTTCTACGATTCAAAGCTTTGCGGGTCAAGGTTCTAGCACGATTAACACCGCCTGTACGAAGAAGGCTACGAACCTCTCCCCCTGTATCAGTTCCCGCAAAATGTGAATAAAATTCACGTCCAGTAATGTCCCCCATTGCAAATTTTTGTGCAAGAGATACATTCTTGCGATTCGATAAAATCGAATTCCAATCAGTCATCATTTACTCTCTCCTTTCAAAGAAACACTCACTAATTTATGTGGACAATTATACAAATTATCGCACAATACAGACTTTTTAAATTTGCCCATATATAGGATATGGGTTCCCCCCGATACTTGTCGCTTTCCGAACTTGGAAATCTCATAAGCTTTTATATAATCTCTTCCAAGTCCTTGAATTTCAAATTTACCATATGACCCCATGTAAACCTTTTCTTGTGTTTCAGGATTTTGCCAGTAAGGACCGTTGCCATATATAGATCTTATAATATCACCAGTTTTTAATTCCTTCCAATCTTTAACCAATGCCACTTTTTTAGTGTAAAAACAATGTCCACAATCACATTCAGATTTTCTTGCATGAACTTTTAATCCACATTTTGGACATGTTTTAAGTGGTGCCCCACGTTTCTTTTTAGCCATCCGTATTTCCTTTACTTTACTCGCTTCGGTTTACACTACATTATAGCCTATGGTTGTACTTTTGTCAACTCTTCAAGCAACATTTTTTAAAAATAATGCTATTTATCAACTCTTTTTGATGATAACATAACCGCAGATTCAATAAAATCTTTATCGTCAATTTGATTCGACGGAATGTAAAAAATATTGATAGTTTCTGAAACCATTTTTAATACTTTGTGATAGTCTTCATTCCCAATTACACATTTAGGATCTGACACATCTGTAAATATAATTTCTCTTATACCACATTGGTATAATGCCTGCAAACAATACAGACAGGGAATTGCGGTTACATAAGCCGAGGCCCCCAGTGTGCTACGTCCTAGTCTTGTGCAGTTATAGATCGCATTTGCTTCAGCATGAATCATGTATGGATATTTTTCTGGCCTACTTTTAGGAAGTGCATCATCATCAACATTTCTAATAAAACCATTGTATCCACTAGATAACATAGTTTTATCTTTAACCAATACACAGCCACATTGTGTTTGCTGATCAGGACTTGATCTTGACCAAAAGATTGCTTCCAATAAAAATTTATTATCCCATTTTGTTAATTTTCTAGATTCAAACATGCTACATCCTTAATAGTTCAATATTTGGAATGGCGAATTGGGTAACAAGGCTCGCCACACCCCGTGCTACTTACGCAGCAAGTGCAAGAGTTTCCTCTGCATTTAAAAATTTGATCTTGTTTTTAGGTAGCCTCAAGACCAACTACCACATGCAACCATTACTTCTATTTGTACGTCGAATCTAAGTCACCCCCTTTTTTAATTTATCGAGTGGAGGTGGGGGGAATTGCACCCCCGTCCGCAGCAAATGCCTATAACAGCGTCTACATGTTTAGTTCTCCAAAAGAAGAACAAAGCCAATCCTGGGAATCGAACCCATAATATACCTATTGGTTGGCTGTATCAATTTAACCACAGCGGTGCTACACTTGTAACAAACAACATTACACAAATAGCCCAAAATACCGGATTTAGAACGCAAGTAAACATCCACTGTGAAATAAGCCTCATCTTTTTTCTCCTATACAATAAAAAGTTAACGATGTGGGAATAACTACCATTATGGATTATTACGCATTATGAAAAGAAAATGCGAATATATTGTCTATTTGTCAAACTATTATCTCTTCTATTGAAAATGTTTTTGCTTCCTCTCCGTTAAAGTGAAAAGGAATTTGATCTTCCAATGGAACAGAGTATTTGGCACATCTGCCACAGTTTCTATTTCCACCATTACCACCGTGGTTGGTGGCTGAATATTTTGAAATATGTTGCACCGGAGATGGGTCAAAGAACCACATAGATCTACCCATTTTGTTCATAATCCCCCCTATAGCGGTATCGCTATTTTGGATAGTGTGTGGATTTTTTTCTCTTTCCCTTTTCTTGTTTTCCCATGCTGACTTTGTTTTTATTCTGGCACCTCTCCAGTTTTCTATCATCGGATGTTGCATCACCTGTTCTAAAACTTTTCTCGGCCAAATAACTGCACAAGTTCCCCATAGTGCCCTTGTGGGAATATGATTCAGTCCAATAGGTCTATAGGGTTTGCTTTTAAGATGTTGTCTTTTACTATAATGCCTGGGTGTATATAATGATACAAATCCAGTTGTGGTACAGGGCCATAAAAATTTTTCAGAAAAAGACTTTGAGTCTGGGTGGAACAATGAATCATCTTGTACTGTCATTATAATATCTGCATCACTATTGTCAAGTGCATATCTACAGCTTGATATCCAATTCCACCAAATTCCTTTTCTTTCTTCGTGAACAATTAGGTTTTCTTTATATTCATCATTTATTTGATACACTCCAGGTTCGGCAAATATATATGGTCTCCAGCCATTTATTAGCAAAGAATCTAAACAAAGTTGCAATGTTGGTTCTTTTCTTGGTGCTGTTGTCACAGCTACAAACCAATTGTGTTTTTGCCTGCCTTCTTTTTCTTCCGCTCTTCTTATAGCCGTTTGAACCAGATTTGTACAAACCTTACGGGTAGCAAGGTCTGGAACCCATGACAAAAAACTACGTTTATTTTTTTCGTTTATTAATCTTTGCACTATGTGATGAATATTTCTCTTGCATCCTTCAATGCCCCATAAGTTCATTTTTTTTGCATAGTTTCTACAGTCGCACGACGGTTTTTCCATCCACTCTGGAATCATTTTCTTCAATTCTGTACCCGGACCTTCGCCAAAATATTCTTTTGCTTTTTCACGAACTTCTACTCTTGTCTTGTCTTTATTTGCCAATCTTGCAAATCTAATGCCTTTATTATCTGGAGATTTTTCATATCCTCCAGCGTTTTTACACAATGTACAATGAACTGTTTCAACATATACTGTTTGTTTGTTGTTATTTAAACTCGTGGCAAATTTACAAATCATATTATTTGTTGTCGGGCATTTTGTACGCATATTACATGGAAGGTTTTCAAACTGTTGTGTTTCAACCACTCTAATATTTTTTTTGTTATCCATAAAATAATTCCCGAAGTTTATATAATAAATAGATTGATCAACGTATTATAGTTATTTATATTACTCGTCGCACGATTTTTGTTGCCCAGATGCATCTTTATAACCGCATGGTATTATTATAGTTTGATTAGCATATCCAATACAAGGATTTGTGTCTAATCCATAACAGTCACAGGAGTTATTCTCTCTCCCCTTGCAGTCATTGATGAAATTAACAACGTTTTCATTTTCATCGCATTCGCAAACACATCCACCGTCACAGCATTCATTATAAATTGGATAAAATGAATATGCTGACGCTGTACAGCATCCCGTTCCAACAGTTACGCTACCAGTAGCATCTCTCAATAGAGTGTCATCATACCAGGGACTAAGTATAACCTTTCTGAAATCTAAGGAAGATCCTAATGCTGTTGCTGCCAAATAACCAGCAGACGTGTTTTTAACTTCATAATCTCTTGATGTTAGACTAGCATTGTTTGGATCGTCAAAAGTGTCTGTAGATGCTTCATTGTCTAATGCAGAAGGGGCTCCGGTTATATCACTTGCTAGACAATTCGTCTTAGGAAGGTTGGTAGAATTTCCTTGTATACATCTATCAGTCGAACTAGAGGAGGTGCAATCACTAACTATAGAGTTTTTTATTGCTCCACCAGCACCAGAAACTGCCGAAACACCCCTACAGGCGTTGTTAACGGTGGTAGCGTCGTGAAATGTGCAATGGTATATACTTAGAGGTTGGTTTGATGGATTCTGGTATCTAATAAATCCACTGGTGCCACTTCCAGTGGAAGTGCTAGTAAACTTATAAATTAAAGAATTATACATATTTAAAGCGATACTATGGTTTGGCTTACCTTCTATCATGAAGTTGCCCCTATTTGACGTGGATATATTTCTCATAATACAACGTTTTATATTAATTGTTTGTGCGTTTGTATTACGAAGACTCCACATTCCTTGAAAATTCGTTCCAGGATTATTGCCATTAAAGTCAATCAATAAATCTTCAAATGTGAACTCGGGTGCATTTGCTGTCGTGCCCCAAATAAATTGATAATTTCCGCTCCAAATAATTCTACATTTACCACCAGCTCCATTAGCCGCGACATTTCCTTCATGAGCAGTGCCACTAGCGGGACGTATAGTAACGCTGTTTAGAAAAGAGTTTGGATTAATGCCAGTAGTAGAAAATTCAATGGCTGAATTAATTGTATGATCTTCTCCACGTAGTACAAATATAACATCTTGTATATGGTTGCCCATGCTAGATAATGCAGTAAAGGCTGCCGCAATTGTAGCATAGTCATCGCTGGCGTCTGATCCAACTGTGAATGTAGCTGCTGGAGCTACGTAGGTTGGCTCATCGCTTGTATAAGTCTTATATGTACAATCTGTCACCTTTGTAAAGTTAACAGGATCTGCATCATCATCAGCAACTCTAAACCAAAGATCATAATGCATGTCAGTTGCAACTACGTCGGTAGCCCCCCCGGTTCTTTCATTTTCACAAGGAAGACGGTCCTTTCCCTTTGCCGCCGCACAATCTCTTGCACAATCACGAACTAACCATGTCCAGGGTGCATAACGGGCTGCGGGATAACCGTGTAATTTTGTCATAGTAGCATCATCTCGCCAGAAGAATGTGCCCCCATCACAATGCTCTTCGCAACTGGCTGGAGTTTCTTTATCCATCCATACTTTATTACAATTCGTTCCAGTGCAAGATTTTTTAACTGTAAGAGTAAAATTTTCTGGCCCAGTCGTAATTCCGGCATCAGCAGTTCCGGCTTCATTCTTTAGTTCTATATAGCTTCCACAGTATGAGAGATCAAAACCACTAATCGTATAAATGCCACTATCTGTTCCGGTTTTTTCTACTCGATTACCTTCCGCAATACCCTTTTCAAAAGCCTGATCACACCACGCATAAGTTACACCCCCCGCACCCGCCACGCCATCTATTCCAATTTCAGTACAGGTCAATTGATATTCATCTGGATTATCCCATGCATAGTTATTTCTAACAAAATAAATCTGTATGTCGCGTTTAGGACTACCCTCTGTGCAGGTAATATAAAATGTATAATGTGATGTTTCTTCTACTCCAGGCACTTGATTGTCGTTTTTATCAAGACATTCACATTCTATACACTCTCCTTCATGAGTTCCAATAGTGTCAGCTGGCTCATCGTTATCACAAAACTGGTTTGGAATTTCTAATTCCGCCGTGTACAATGCTTTTCCAGCCGTGCCATCACAAAAGTTTGCGATCGCAGTATCTCCTGCATCATAATATGCTTCGTCGCTATTGTCTACCTGAGATGAAGAATCACAAATTTTAGTAAATGTCAATGTGGTTCCATTTGTGTCATTGCATCCACATGGGTCAGTGGAAGATGAAATACCGCTTATATCATCAGAAGAGTTTATTAATACCGTGAATTGTTCTGGACATGTTGTGCAGTCGCTACTGCTTGAACTAAGGTCACTACTTGAACTGGAACTACTAGAACTACTGGAGCTGCTACTCGAAGATGAACTGCTGCTGGAACTACTGCTGGAACTACTACTACTGCTACTGCTGGAACTACTACTCGAAGATGAACTACTGCTGGAGCTACTGCTTGAAGAACTGCTACTGCTGGAGCTACTGCTCGAAGAGCTGCTGCTACTACTGGAACTACTAGAGCTGCTAGAGCTACTGGAGCTACTTGAACTACTGGAGGAGCTGCTTGAAGATGAGCTACTGCTGGAACTGCTGCTGGAACTGCTGGAGCTACTGGAGGAACTGCTGCTAGAACTGCTGCTGGAGCTACTAGAGCTACTGCTTAAAGAACTAGAACTACTGGAGGAGCTAGATTCTTCTTCACAGCATTTCTTGCCATGTCCATGACGAACCCTATCTCTAGACCCTAAACCGGGAGGGAAATACTCTTTCCAAACCCCACTCTTCGAGACCCATTTTTTCTGCGGCACCGCAACGCTAACTCCGTTAACATTACGAATGACGACCCCATCCCTGGTGGCGGGTGCGGGGAAAGTCGAGAAGAAGTCGGAGTTCCCGTCTGCACCCGTGCCGTATACGTCAAGGTGATCTTGGTTATTGTCGTAGAATAATATGGTGCCGCTACTGTCAGTGCTAGACATTAATATAAATGCCTTGGTTTGTTCTTGCACAGAAGTAGACCCCAAGTTTGTCGGGTAGGTCCATGTCATATCCTGCGTGCCATTCTGTTCAACAGTATTTTCATATGAGATTAGCCTACAAGAGATATCTGCACCCGATGGATTATTGAACCACTGGGTAGCAGGATACCAGACATACTGATAAGAAGGCTCTTGAAGATATCCGTCGATGAGTGAGTTGGTTGAGTGCCCGATAAACCGACACCGCTCTATGATCATCTGATCAAGATTTTGCTGACCTGTGCTTTGCTCCATGTCAAACACTCGCACAGTCTTGCCATTGAGATTGAAGATGCAATCACTGAACCTGACCTGTGGAGTTCCAATCTGAAAAAACATGATCGAATCTGTAGCGGGCTCCGATCCAAAGGTGCATTCTTCGCAGACAAGACTCTCTAGTGGGCCACCAGCGGTTCCGCCGGTAAAACCTGATCGGCTGAATGTGCAGTTACGGAAGATGGCTGCATCCGGCTCAAGGCCCGCTTCGAATGCAAGCGACTTGCTGAATGATGGGCCTCCTTCTCCAGTGATTTGGTATCGGTTGTCGCCCGGATCGAACACGCAGTTGGTAGCTGTGAACGTGCGGCAGTTCTGAATCTTGCACGCAGTCTGTCGCCCGTCTACACCAGAGTCGCTCTGGACATTTCTAAGTGTACAGTTGGTCATGGATGCGTTTGTGACGTAGCCCCCCGGCAGACTACCGTCGCCGCCAGTGTTCCAATTACACTCAGCATTGTTTCCTTCGGGGCCATTGGGAGCAGACTTGATTGTCCCTGTTGCGGGAGATGATGCACTACCGCTCATTGTATAAGTGTATGTGTTTGCGTCAGAAACAGTTATCGTAAATGTACCGTTATAATTTGCTTCGTTAGCACCAGATATGAAAACCTTTAAACCTGTTATTAACCCGTGAGAAGTGTGAGTTACGGTCGCTGTTGTGCCAGCACTGGTTATGGTAACTACATCGTTGGGGCCACGCGAGTCAACATCTACATCAACATTCGTAAACGAGACTGTATTCAGATCCCGATACTCAGTACCGCCATTGATGGTTCTAGCTCTAACAGTAAAGCCACGACGATTATTAGTAAGGGTAGCATCACTGACATCTACATAATCACCATAAGTCGCAATAGCGTTGTAGTCGTTGCCCGTTGCTGTGAAGTTAGTTACAGTACAGTTGTCACCGTCGATGACAAGCCCTTCACCCGATGCTTCCCACGTAGCACCGCCAGCGGTTACAGCTTGCTGGGAAGCCATTATATTATTGACTTGGCAATTATCTACAACGATGTTGTCACCGTCAATCACCATGCCGAGAGGAGTATTGGTCGATGCCCCCGTGTATTCATTATTGCCATCTACGATGAGTTGATCAATATCACAGTCGGAACCGGCGAACTTGACAAGATATGTCCAAGAACTGTCAGCTGGCTTTAGTGTTAGTCCATTGAATTCATAGTCTACATTGACTGTATTAAACAGGAACTCTGATACGAGTACAACACCATCGCTAGAACAGATGATAGTGTCTCCAGATTGTGATGCTGTATTAGCATCGGAAAGTGCTTGATTAGAGCTGGGCTGGCTGGATAGTCCGCCATACTCTGCCACTTTGACGCCTCCACGCGAGATCTCCACGGTGAAGTTGGGTTGTACTCCAACCCCTAAACTAACACTGCCAGACGAGCTTCTTAAGGGAGAGCTAAGATACCAAGAGGTTTCCAATAATTTTGTCAAGGCATCTGTAGAACCCAGAGCTGTTCCAGATAAATATCCTAAAGATGAGCTTTTAACAGTGTAGTCTCTTGCTGTCAATGCTGCACTCGGATCTGTAAAGGTATCTGTGTCAGCTTCGTTTATAAGTCCAGAACTACCCTGACTATCACTAGTCAGAGTATCTGTCAATGCTAAATCTGCTGCCAGTCCCTGAACAGTTCTAAAATCAGTTGTCGCATCAGCTGTTATATCACTTACTATACTATTCTTAATTTGAGCTTGATTTGTTACGGATTGTACGTAAACACCTCTAGCAAAGTTTGAAAATCCTCCAGTTTGCACAGCATTAAAGTCATGCAATATACTATGATATATACTTAAAGTACCATCTGTGCCAGAAGACCATCTAATAAAACCACAATTAGAGTTATTAGCTGCATAACTATTTTCCATCTTGTAAAGTAAACAATTATACAGGTTAACACTCATATCAACACCAGTTCCTGCACTCCTGATCATATATTGACCGGCAAGAGAACTTGAACTATTTCTCAAAATACAACGTTCCATTGTTAGCGATTGAGTGCCGATGGAGTCTATCTGAAAAAAAGCGTTGTTTGAAACACCACAATCGTTTCCTTGAAAGTCAATTAATAAATCTTGAAAAAGATAGTCCGGTGAACCTGTTGTTTGTTCCCATTTAATTTGATAATCTCCACCCCAAAGTATTCTACATTTTCCACTAGAACCAAGTATTGCAAGATTACCTTGATGAGCGGCTCCAGAAAAGGGACGGAGAGTTACATTAGTAATTGCCAAATTTGTATCAATTCCAGTAGTTGAAAACGTAACATTGGAGTTTATTGTATGATCTTCTCCACGCAATTCAAAAATTACTGTAGCGTTGGGAATAAACTCTAAATCAGTAAGAGCTGCTTCCACTGTAGCATAAACATCACTACTATCCGAGCCAACTGTATAAGTATATGATGACGGAACGTATTCATTATTACACCCAACTGTAACGTCTCCAACCCTCATTCTTAGGGGTTTGGTATCATAGTAGGGTGTCGCTAATGGTTTTCTTAATACATCTGTAGTTCCTAGTGCTGTCCCGGCACTATAACCAGCTGACGTGTTTTTAACAGTGTAGTCTCTTGATGTCAAAGTAACATTGTTTGGGTCTACAAAAGTGTCTGTGTCCGTTTCACTATCTAAAGAGTCTGGACTGCCTGTTGAGTCACTGGTTAACACGTCTGTTTTAGCAAGATTGGCAGAACTTCCCTGTATACATTTTGCATCGCCAGACCCAGAAGCTGTTACACTGCTTACTATAGAGTTTTGTATTACTCCACCTGGGCCTGAAGACGCAGACACACCCCTAGCGTTATTGTCTGTAGTAGTAAGATCATGAAATGTACAATGACGTATACTAAGCGGTGCGGTTGTACTTCCCTGAAGCCTAACGAAACCACTAGCACTTCCAGTACTTCCAGAAGTATTTGTCATCTTATAGAATAGACAACTAAATAGATTAATGCTAATATCACTTCCAGGCTTTGATTCCATTATGTATTGGCCTCTACTGCTGGAAGAGGTATTTCTAAGAATGCAACGCTCTAAGGTGACAGTTTGTGCATTAGTGTTACGAAAACTAAAAATACCCTGAAAATTACTTCCAGCATTGTTTCCTTGGAAGTCTATTAAAAGATCCTGAAATTTAAAATTGGGCGTATTGCTTGTAACTTCCCAGAGCCATTGATAGTTACCACCCCAGAGTATTCTACATTTACCACCAGAACCATCTGCGGCTAGATCTCCTTCGTGTGCAGTTCCACTAGCGGGACGTATGATAACGTCAGAAATGGCTGAATTTGGATTAATGCTAGTAGTGGAAAACTCAGTATCAGCATTGATCGTATGATCTTCACCCTGTAATTCAAAAATTACTTCTGTATCAGTAAGGGTTGATAGAGCAGAAAATGCGTTTGTAATTGTTGCATAAGTGCCCGTAGATCCAACAGTATAGGTTGCCATTCCAGTCCTTCTATAAAAATTTAATTAAAATTCTTCATGTTCAATCAATATTGCTGCTGAGTTATCAGTTTTTCCAATGATGATTCTCTCTGTTCCAGTGCCCGTAGTAACACCTAAAGAAGTATAATCAGTTCCCGATGCTTTAACTTCCCATCCGTCTGGCAAAACATAACTTAAAAAATCAGTATAACTACGTCGTCCTCTAGGGGTTGGTAATCCAACCTGATTGGGGCCAATATCTCTACGATTTTCAGTTTTAGTGGTCATAAATGATAGATTTGAGCTATCAGTAAGCGTAATATATGGACCTTGAAGATTATCAATACCCGGCAAGTCTGTTTCATTGGCACCCTCTCCATATAGTGAGCCGCTTTGATTGGCTATCATATTTTCTTTTGTTCCATAGTCGCTGTCCCCAAAATTGCCGGGAAGTGGAGTTTGTGCGGCAACATCGGATTCGTTCCACATATTGAGTAAATCGTTTGTTACTGGACTAAGTATTTCATGTCCATTTTGATCAATCAAATACGCTGTGTACATATTGGGAACCGAACTTTGTCCTAGTAAATTCTTATCAACATCTGCGTTAAACCAAGCATTTCTATCCCAATAAGTATATCTTGTAGCGATTGGACTTCCGGTAGTACCAGATGTTGGACCGTCTCCTATTTTATAACTAGTTGTGGAGAAATATCCTGAGCTTTCTTGTAAATATATAGAGTTTGTCCAGTACTGACTAGCGTTTGCCTCTAACCTTGGGGCTCTTGACCATTGATATTGGCAACATGCAATATTACCAATCATATTTACACTGGCACCACTTGTCTTTATTTTGTAAACACCGTCTGGAGAATTAACTAACTGCATTCCTGTGAATTGATTATTGACTAACCAATGAGGCACACTTCCAACATTTGATTGGCAAGATATAATTCTATATCCAGAAAATGAACTACCTCGACGCTGAGTGCAAATAAGAATAGGGAAATCCTGATCGGGACCATTAGTGTTTTGATATTCAGTTCTGGTTGGATATGACCCACTCATTCTTGTGGATATCTTGCAACTGCTAGATGTCCAATCTGATGTTGCGGTCCAAGTGTACAAAAATCTATCTGCAACATAACGTCCAGCGGACACAGTGTCAATAAGGCCCGAAACTGCTGATCCACCTTCAGTCAAGGACACTTGAAAAGTGTTTGTTGTTGAGTTTATTACATAATATTCATTACTTGAGGTGGGCCTGTTTCCAGTAGTGAGGCCACTACTAGTAGCATATGTTTCTTCGTTCAAGCCAGTTGGTATTGCTGTATTTTGACTGCCAATAAATACAACTCTGTCATTATCGCTAAAACCATGATTATTAGCTGTGAATGTATCCCCGCCAGACAATGTATAAAGTTGATAATTTCGTTGTTGTATAGCTCCCGATGAGTCGGTGTTATTGAAGGCTACGGATGGGCTAGTGGTTAGATCCCAATTATCATAACCGTTCACAACTCCATTACTAGTAATTGTAAATTCACCGTAATATCTTGGATGGGAATTGTAATAATATCCATTGGAAGCGTTGCCAATTGTTGCAGGCGTGCCGCCTTCAAGATTTGTATTAGACGTATTCATACCGTGATTAGCTTTGTTGTGATGAATAACATGACCGCCATCACTTTCATCTGATTCAAACAAATCATCATATAAGGCATAGAAATTGTTATGATGAACTTCATTGTGCAATACTAAGTTTTGCCCACCAGAACCCCCGGTGTGGGTGAAGGAATTTTCATAGAAATTACTCCAATCAGACCATTGAATAACAGTAGATGTAGTACGCATATCCCAACCTTCATGCCCCCAATAGAAGTTTGCGAATCCGGTACGAGCATCGTTTGGGTAATATCCTGGGAAAATAGTACAATCTTCTATGTTCCACCATTTGTTTGTTTCCCCGTTATTTCCACCCGTATAAAACCCACCATGACTATCATATCTTTCACCACTATCTGCTAGTGCGTGAATGTCCACATTTTGAATGTCTGGATTTTTAATTTCAACCCTTGTAAATGTTATACCATAAGAATCAGAGGTACTAGAACTCGAAGGTCCATATATGGCAAAAGTATCAATATCTCCACTTAAATCGTTTCTCCAATTTTTAACTCTAAAATTATCAAAGATAAGCCAGTTAACACCACCAGCAACAGTAGCAAAACTCATTCTAGGAAGTTCTGTAGTATTTCCTTGTCCTTGTATGTATATAGGATTAAGTTCAGTTCCTACAATACTTATTCCTTCTAACCGATTAGTACCAGTTTTGTCAGAAAAATCTCCAGCAGGAATGTTGATAATATCTCCAGCGGCAGCGGGAGTCCCTCCGGCACCAGTACATCCCAGTAACTGACGGATTTCAGTAAGTGTGGTTGGATTGTGCGTTGTTCCCCCCGTGGGTAATACGGGTCTTTGGCGTGTTCTAAACGTTGAGGTTATAATATATGAACCTCCTTGATTAGCTCCATTTGCATAAACGCCATTAGAATTATTTAATGTAATTTGTATATCATACTCTGTATTTGGGCTAAGACGCATGATGCAACCCGAGATATTGAATCTATAGGTTTCCCAAGTTTGTGCCCCTCTTGTTTGCCTAGCGTTAACTGCTCTATACCACGTCGTTGTTCCGGTTCTTTTATAGCGTACTTCGGCTGTTGTGTTTTTTCCGTAATCTCCCCTCGTATGAATTCTAAAGTTGCAAGTTTCGTAGGTAACATCTCCAGTCCATTCAACAAGATATACTTCTTCTGCAAAGGGGGTGTTGATATATCTACCGTCCGCAGTACCAGTTCCAGTCCAGTCTGCATTTGACACATTAAATGTTCCATTGGGGCCACTAGAATGATCTGTTATAGTATAGGTTGTACCAGTGGTGAAACCTTGGTCATTAGCAGGAATTGTTCCAGCACCAATTGTCTCAAATTGTATATATTCAGCAAAGTCTGTAGTGTCCCAGTCGCCTAAAGTTGGAAAATCTGTTAATGTAATAGTATCAGCGGTAGTGTCTACCGTATAAGCATACTGAAAACCAAAATCATCAGTTGGTGCCCCCGTCCAGCTCTGTGTTGTAAATCCCCATGTAGAACTACTACTTTCTCCGGTATTGGAACCTGGATCATTTATAGCGGGCTCTGTAGTAGAACTTCCCGGGTCTTTGAAGTGTGTTTGAGACCACAAACCATGCACGACTTCCATCCAATCTTCAAGCTGTTGCAAATTCCAGTCAGCGGTAGCACAGCCTCCAACAACTCTTAAAACTCCATTATCATCAACTCTTGATCCAGTAAGATTGATAGTTGTACTGTTATCTTTTACTACTGCACCTAGACCATCTCTAAATTCTTTTCTCTCTATTACATCACTTCCTGAAGCGGAGGTTAAAAGTTCTTCATATCTCTCCCACTCAGTTGCTGCGGAAGGAGAAGGTGTAGATGTCGCTGGATTACCCTTTACACCAAGTTCAAGACCTACTTTCGCATATCCTTTTTCATCGACACTACTAAGAAATCTTCCTACAACAGTGTCTGAACCACCATCAATTCCAGCAGCAACGCTTGGTGTAGCTATTTTTCCACTATGCCCCAGATACGCCAAATCTCCACCGCTTGGCGTGCCCTCTAAATCATTAGTAACTACCCAACCCTTTTTGACAAGGCATACCTTACCACCCTTTGGGGATTGGTCAGCCTTTCCCGATTGTAGCTTTCTTCTGCTAAGATCACTATCTACAACATCGTTAATCAATAATCCTACAGGAATCTTTCCAGAAGGATCTGCGGAATAAGTTACCAAAGACGAGCCTTGATCCATAGCGGCCCCAGAACCAGCCGTGTCATAAACTGTCATTCCACCACGTTCAGCCGTCTCATTCATAAAAAAAGAAATATCTGTTTGAAGTGATGAACGGTCTTGTTTCAGGGCCATTTTTATTTATTCCTTATACTTCAACTGTTTCGCTTAAAACGACCATGATAATAAGTATGTATTGGTTAAATTCATCGGGCCTTAATTCGTATCCAAGCGATGCCAGATAGTTTCTATACTCCAACCTTTGAGTTCTATCAAAAGCAATAATTAATTTTAAAAAATTTAAAGTATCAACATCCTCTTTCCGTATCATTTCTTTTAATTTCGTATATACTTGCCAAGCTTTTTCTTCAGATATGGGCCAATCATAAATTGATCCAATCAGTTGCAGAAGTTTATGTTTGCTCATATTCATAGCTAGATTCCATAGTACAGATACTGTCTTATGCTATATAGTACACAACTTTTATACTTTATTATCGTAATGTACCCTATTAACTTTCACAGCTTTTGCACATTTTGGTAAATCTTTTAGACAGGTAGCCCCAACGTAAGCACAACAGCTACGCAAACCACCCTGAATATCGTTGATTATGATGTCAACTGAACCTTTATAGGGTATTTTTTTAACCCTCCCCTCGCTGCAAACGTAGTTTGCCATACCCCCTCTGTATTTTTCTTGAGCTTTTTCTGAGGACATTCCATAAAAACTTAAATTTTTCTTTACCATTACTGCATCCAGATCTCGTTCATACTCCCACTCGCCTTCACATTCTTCTGTGCCCGCCAACATACCTCCCAGCATAACAAAATCAGCGTTAGCAGCGAAAGCTTTGCAAACATCGGCTGGCAGTCGACATCCACCATCGGCACAGATTAGACCCATTCTTTTGTCTTCACTTTTCAAACCATGTGCTGCATGACTACATTCAATTATTGCAGAAAGTTGAGGATATCCACAACCCGTCTTTAATCTAGTGGTGCAAGCACTACCGGGACCAATTCCAATCTTTACAATGTCAGCCCCGCCATGAAGAATTAATTCTTGTACCATTTCTGGAGTGCAAACATTGCCCGCCATTATGATTGAATTTGGAAAGTTTTCTCTAATCTTTGCACACCATTTAACAAATTTTTCCGTATAACCATTGGCGACATCAATACAAATATTCGGAGCATTATATAGTCCTTTGGATATATCTTTGACCTTGAATATTTCGTTTTCGTTCATACCAATGCTGACCCATATATTTTCCTCTGCTTCACATGAGTCAAAAAAGAAAAAATCAGAACCATAATGTTTGTGTAAACAAGTAATAGCATTATGCTTACTGAGTGCGATTCCCATATTCAGAGTGCCTGTTGTGTCCATATTGGCGGCCATAATGGGGAATCCTTGCCACTCTTTTGAGGAATGGAAGAACTTGAAACTTCTTTCAAGGTTTACTTCTTTTCTACTTGCTGCGGGAGATCTTGCGGGAACCAGTAATATATCATCAAAGTCTAACTTGGTATCTTCTACAATTTTCATTAATCTTTCCAATCATAAGAATTAAACCATTTAGAAAATTGCTTTTGCTTCAAAACAACTCCAGACTTACCACCCATATAATTTATAGGTTTAAACAAATTATTTTTCTTAGCATCTTCGTAAAACTTTTTTACTTGATCAGACCACATGATACCCCATTTAATTTGATTATTTTTAGACTCTATTAATTTGATATGCTGATCAAGATTATAATCTTTAGGTTTTCTTAAGTTTGTCCCACATTTTACAGAGTTATAAATAAACAAGATGTTGGCATTTTCTTTTACATAAGCTTTTAAGTCGTTTTCCTTTAATGTAAACTTGCCAGCGGTGGGAACCCATTTAATTTCTAGAGGTTCGTCTTTTACTTCACGAGGAGACCAGTCAGTTACAGATCCACTAATAGCATAATCGGCTCCGGCAGTATTTCCTTTTTCAATAAACTCACCATCGTTCCCACATCCATTGTCTTTCCAAGAGTCAACTTTTACATTACTATTTTTATCTTTGACCCTTTTTAACCAACCCTCAAATAAATATTTTTCCAACATCGTTGCAAATTTAATATCCCTCTTAAATGTATCAATACTTCGATTATCAAATCTATTCGACATTTAATTTCCTTTTCTAAATCAGGTCTTCATCTCGCCAGAATTCATCAATAGCTTTAGTTTCGTCGTCGTTTTTGAATTCAAGCATTACCTTTTCAAATTCTTCTTGAAATTCTTTGAAATTATAATCTGGAAAAGAATAAGACAAACTACTTTCAGTTGCAATGAATGTCATGTTACTTAAAAGTTGTTTCCAGGCCGCTTGCAAATTTTCATTTTTCATAGTCTTACTCCTATCTGTTTAGAATATACAATACAATATCTAAATGTCAACTATTAATAAGGAAATCTATCAATAGGGTAGCCAACTTTCCTATGACTACACCTATTGAAACGGCCACTATAAATTCAAAAATTCTTTCAGTGATAGTAATAACTATTTTTCTTATGCGGTGTTATAGACAGTGGCCCCCGCATCCCAACTAGCGGCTCCATCAATACGGTTTTGTCCATCTAATCCTGGGTTTGGAACTTCGTCTTCCCCTCCAGATTCCGCAATTGTTAAACCCGTAGCTACACCAATAGCATCTCCTCCAACTTTGTGGCTAAAATCAAATCCATCTACATCTGTATATACATCGCTAGTGTTACCCGCTGCTGTATATACGTCTACACTATTGACATCACTAGCACTTCCAGAAGCATCTTGTAAAACATTACCTTCACTGAGACTATTATCGCTTAATATACCGCCATTCGTTCCGGTTGCTTGTATTACGTTGTTTTTAATATCTGTATCCAGAGCTTTGACAGTCCTAATGACAAAACTAGTTGCTTCATCAACTTCTGCTTTTACAACAGTGTTGTTTAAAAATTTAACAAGATGATCAGGGTTTCCTGAAGAACTAACATAATAAAGAACGGCTCCGCAGCCTGTACCGGTTGATGATATATCATAAAATAAATTATTTGTAATACTAATACTTCCACTAGTACAATAATCTCTAACTAGAAATAAACCACAGATGTTATTTGTCGAAGTATAACTTCTGAATATACATCTATCGGCTATAAAATCAATACCAGATGAATATCTGAATGTAAAAGTTCCAACATGACCACCATTAGTAGTTGGACAATCAATCTCTATTTCTGTCCATTTAATTGTGCCGAAAGATCCAGCTGTCGATCCATGTCCTGTCAATTTATCTACATGGTTGCAACGAAAATAAGTTCCATTGCCTCCAGTTTCACCATAAGGAATTCCAGTAAATCCTTCGCTGGTAACTGTCAGCGAACTTGCTACATTGTCCCATGTTCCACGAAAATAATCGTTCGTATATCTACTAGCATCATGAATTTCTCCAGATTGGAAGATAACCGTTAAAGGTAAAGATCCTACAGTATCGTGTTCAGCGTAGTCCTCCTCGCTTGAATTGTTCCAATTTGCCCATGTGGAATAGTCTCCAGTCGTTCCGATAGTAACCGTTCTTGTAGATAGGGTTACAGTCATATTGACTGTTCCAGTAGATGTAGATGTTAATGTACCATCTGTGCAGTCATAAGTAAAAGAATCGGACCCATGATATCCGGCGTTAGCTTGATACTGCAATGTTTGTCCCACTTGGGTAACGGTTCCGTTTGTTGGCTGAGTGAAAGAATTTATAGTTAAAGTCTTGCCTGCAGCGACAGTATCGTTAGCTAGAACGTCAATAATAACACTACCACCTGTTTTAGTATCATTGTTTACCGAACCCGCATCATTATTAGCACCCGGTCTAAGGTTTACAGTCATGTTAACCGTAGCGGTATTAGACACTATTGTTCCGTCTGTACAGTCATAAGTAAACGAGTCTGAACCGTCATATCCAGCATCAGCTTGATATTGTAAAGTTTGCCCAACCTGGGTGACCGTTCCATTTGATGGCTGTGTGAAAGAGTTAATGGTTAAGGTATTACCTTCAGCGTCAGTATCATTAGCCAGAACATCAATGATAACACTAGCACCGGTGTCACTATCATTATTTACCGAACTTGCATTATTATTAGCAACAGGTGCAGTATTTCCACCGTCAGAGTCACCCCCATAGTAGTTTTCGTGGTCATAACGATCTTGTAAATCCGAGTTTATTTCAGAAATGGATTGGTCAACAGTCTCCGGTGCATTAATTTTGTTATTAGAATTTAGTTTTTCAGAAGGTGTTAACCCTTTTGAACCAGCACCAGATACGATTCCACTACCACCATCTGGCTGACCATCTGCATCTATGATTTTTCTAGAAATTGTCATAAATTGTCTCCTTATACTTAATCGCCGAGGAGTTGTTTAAACTGATTCCAGGCTGACACTATATTGTTTAACTGTTCTTGTAATGCTGTGATTTGATTTTGTAATCTATTTACCTCTTCATTATCAACGCAATTTGCCAATTGGACATTTAAATCATTGATAATTAAATCACGATCAGAAATCATAGCGTTTGACGTAGAAATTTGTTGATCTTTTGCATTAGAGGCGTCGTTGCACGCTTTTAAAGATTCGCTAAGACGGTCAACTTCTGCTTGACATGCTTGACCAGCAACACTTAAAGTATCTACTTGTATTTCCAAAACGCTCACCTGTGCGGTTAAGTTATTCTTTTCAGATGTTAAAGAATTAACCTGACTAATTAACGCTGCGTTTTGCGTGTTAAGAGACGCAATTTCAGCTTCAAGTTGTTGCTTTAATGCTAATCCTTCTTGTAGTATACGACGATAGTTTGCTAGTTCTGCTTCGTATTGAGAACAGTCGGGATCTGGTTCTGGTTGAGGATCTGGATCAACAACTCCATCTGAGAAATCATAAGGCTTCTCCCAAGTAGAAGCTCCAAATCCACCACTTGTAATTCCAGTAATTACTTTAGCGGTTGTAAAGTTTGCCGCAACCCCATCGCCAACTAGATCTGCTTCGGTTGCATAAGCTGAATTAATTTCAAATCCCTTGGTCTGGGCTTGTGCAACTGTAAGTCTTCCATCTTGTGTATCCCAAAGATGTCCCTCTTTGCCGTTAGGATAAATATAGACATTGCTTTCAAACCGACCATGATTCTTAATGAAATCGTAATTGTAATCACCAGCTCGTCGAGCAAGTCTATAGTCAACCTCTGAAAAGAAAACATTATTACAAAAACATCCAAGAGATTTATTCCACCAGTTTTCGATATATGCTTGATTACTAGTAGAATTAACCCTCACATAATTATTTGCAAAAAATACTGGCCCACCAGCTCTGCCTTTTTTTACCCAGCTTTGTTCTGGTGCAACTCTAAAAGCATTCCCGATGATATACCAAGGACCACTGTTCATAGGCTGCATGGAAAATCCATTATGGGGACGTACACCTTCATGAGTAAGCCTTTCGTCTCCCGCAAAAATATTTGCGTAACACCTTAGGTTGTCCCAGTTTTCATCGCTTTCAAAAAGGTCGTCTATAATTGTGTGGACGACATTGTCAATAAAGTCAATATTACCCCAACCGTAAGAATATGCATCGGCTACGCCTTTAATTTCACAACCCTTAATAACAGTACCTCGGTTCTTTTTATCTGTTTGCACCCCCTCGCCAGCATAGCCATTCACGTCTGTTGTTTCATTTCCGAGTAGCCTGCAATTTGTAATTGTCGCATTGTTAGCATAAATCATTACAAGATAAGAAGTATCATTTAGCGTGCAATTATGAAGTCTGGCATTGTTAGCCCGTATATTGCACTGACCACCCAATCTGAGATTTTTGATTAATACATTAGGAACATTTATGTAAAAACGATTGCAGTCAAGATACATATTTTCACCATCATACACAACGGGATGATCTTCATCTGGACCACCTTCGGTGATAATAACATTGTTATTAGCGTCGAGAGTTGTGGGAACTTTTCTAACATCTCCATGAGGAGTAATCTGATGAACGTCCATTCTAGTTCTGATTGTTTTTGTGTACGTTATGCCACGCAGGGTTACTAGAATTTCATACTCTGTACCGGGATACAAAAACAGAATACTTCCAGTATAATAATCTACTGAATAATTTTTTCTCTTTCCACCATGATATCTGGTTGTTTTGATAGGACACAATGGTTGTGCATCAATCCAGTCGATATCTCCAACCTTGCGGAATTTTAAGTTAGCTACACTTTGTGGAACTGACCCCGGACCCACTGTGCCATCTGCTTTGGGCATAAGATCGGTAGGAACATCTAAAGAAACTGAAATACAGTTAAGAGTGGATTCTAATCTTAATAACTGCGACATATTATTTCTCCTTGGTTAGTTTTATCTGTTCTTTAATAAAGCTCCACTCATCCATTGACCAGACCCGTTACTGTTTACTTTAACGCAAATAAAACAATAAGGAGAGTTTGTTGATGGATTTTTTACAATTCTTTCATCACCACGTAGCCAAGTTCCTTTGCTTGGATTTGAATCAGAAAAAATTGTAATCCTACCATCGAAAGTTCTTTTACCTTCAAAAATATAGTCATGAGAATCTTTACTAATTTTTACAGTTACGTTCTCCCATGTGGTGCCCTCTATAATAGTTGGCCCAGAGGTATTCGTGGGAGATCCTCCCCCATATATACCATATTTAACATTGGCTATATAATTGTCTTTTAAAATCATTTCTTGATGTCGCCCATTCTTTTTTATTACATCCAAATAAATAGCACGGACATTTGAATAAGATGTAGCTGGTCCAATAAACCTATTAGAGCTAATTTTTGCATCAGATAATGAACATCTAAAAAGTATTGCAGATTTTGAAAAGATGGGCTTATCTTCTGAGCTGACAGTATTGTCTGTAAAATTGACATCACCGTCTTTGCCTCCAGAAATTAAAATCATTGGACTTGTTGAATAATTATCAATCTCATTTAGAAAGCTGTTGTTGTTTATGTTTAATTTAGCTTTCGTTGAAACATAAACTAATAAAAAGTTTTTATCACAATTTTGAACAATGTTATTCACAATATTATATCTGGCATTTGTTTTACCAACAGTAATACCACGACCCCTAACATCGGTAATTATATTGTTGCTAACGATTGCTGTAGCATTGATATTTGCAGTTTTGTCTGTTGAACATTCCAAAATTATTCCCGAATGCTCTTGTCCTGATGTAGGATCTACACCAATACCTCTAATAACATTATTAGAAATAGTCAACTGTTGATGTTGTTGGATACAAATTCCAGCACGTTTGTTTCCCATTTGATATTTTTTTTGTTCTTGACAAGTATTTATTACTGTGTTGCCTGTAATAGAGCCCTTTATCCCCCCTGGCCCCGTAAGAGTTTCTTTTGAATTATTACAATAGATGCCAGACCATCTTGTATTTTTAACTAAATTGTTTGCACAAATTGCTTCATGTACATCTCTATTGTTACCATCTGCATCAGATGCTGTGTAATTTAATTCTATACCTTCTTTTCTATTTATAAGAGAGGGTGACTGAATTTCAAACATGTTTTCGTCACAAGTAACAACTGTATTATTTGAAACTATTAAACCAGAATTTGGACTTGTACATAAAACTCCACCAAGATTATTAGAAAGAAGTCTATTGTTTGTAATCTCAATATATCTAGTTATTCCATCTTCAAAAGGACTTTTTGACTCTTGTACATAAATGTCAGCACCATCCTGACCTCGACTAATATTGAAATACAAAAGACAATTTGTAACCTTGACACACCAACAATCTCTAAAGAAAATTGTTTTATCAGCAGGCCAACCCCATATGTCGCAATCACTGACTGTAACATTCTTAGATTGAAAACAACCTATTGCATATTCTGCACTAGATACTGAATCTGGAACAAAACCCAGAGCATTTGTTCCAACTAGTTGTAGACTTGAAACACTTACATTGTAACACGATTCAAAAATAAAAAGGCCGGGACGTGTCCCCATATTTCTCTGACAGATTTTAGAGGATTTACCGTCTCCTTTTATAACGATATCTTTTTTAGATTGCCACCGTACAGCTCTGTCAAACTCATAAGTTCCAGATGGAAAATAAAGACTCTCACCATCACCCGCCGCTTTTTTTAGCACATCTCCATTGTGAACGAGATCATCGTTGCTAATATTTTCACCTTCAATAATTCCAAGGTGGAGAACGTTTTTAGGCACATTCGTTGGCTGCACTGGATCAACCGGCTGAACAGGATTCGGATCTAGAGGTTGGACGGGATCTGGGGTTGATGACTCTTCTTGCTCATCCACGGGATGAACATGAACATGTGTTGAGCCAGAGTGCAAGGTCGTAGAATATCCCTCTTGAACCTTTTGTTCAGCAAAATTCAAAGCGGAGTTGTAATCTGGGAAATGCTGTACAAACATATTGGTAGAGTTATATTCAAGATTACTACATTTTACAAAGTATGACATTTTATAATTCCCTTTTTTCTGGAAGATAAATAGTAACCGTTTGATGATTTAACGATTTCCATTTATCTTTAAGTGCAACACATGTATTGTCATTTTTTCTCATAACAACATGATTCGCTTTGGATAGCGTGGCGAGTTCTGAATCATCAAGGCCGCGATTTATTTCCCCTTCCTCAACAACTATTATCCTATATTCTTCCATTATATATTCCAGCCATTATTTTGAATTCCTTGATCGCTTAGTAAAGTTTTCCACCTTGCTGCATCAGATTTTAATTTTAACTTTTTCATATCGTGATTTATTGCCATTGATGCAACTGCACGAATAGCTTTGTCTTTTGATTTCAATTCAATATCCCAGTCATATTGATTATTTTGGGGAAAACTACGTGGCATTTCTGCATGACTTCTTGGATTAGTCTTGTATGGATTTGATTCACTATAATGAAATATTGGACGACAATTCCAAGTTTTTGCACATTCTTCCATAGCCAACTTATCATTATTCAATAAAGGTGAAGGATTGCACATATGATGAAGATTATCAAATGTAATTGGAATTCTGTAAGGTTTGTAAAAATAATCAATTAGATTTTGCACATTCCAACATCCTTTGTCTTCATTTTCTAATACTATACGCTTTTTTACAGAGATGTGACATCTTTTTAGGTTAGACATGAATCTTTGTGCTATCTCTTCCAAACTACCATCGGTGCAGTTAACATGAATGTTAATCGGGTTAAAATGATTTCGTTGGCATCCTAGCTGATCCATTAACCAACCTTGATAATTAAGTTCGTTTATAGTTTTATTTACCGCATTTTGGTTATTACTTGCTAAAACGTTAAACTGATCTGGATGTGTTGATAATCTGACTCTCAATGATATATCTTCGTCTTCATGCATTTCACGCTCTTCATCTCTTTTAGGAGTCCAAATTAGTGCAGGTCTATTTACTGCAAAAATTTGCATTATTTCTTTGTACTGAGGAACATCAGATATATCATATTTGAATTCAGGATGAGTTAAACATGGAAAAATTGAGGATGATACACGATATCCCCAGTTGTTTCTACTACAGTGTTTGATAGACTCTATAGTAACCTCAACATTGTTTAACCAACGTGATCCTAGTTCGAATAAAGCTTTTTCGTCTCCAGATTGTTCGCATAATTGAAGAAATCTCTTAAAGGTCATAGTTCTAAAAGAGATTCCCTTTTCCTTGAGATCATTACTGATACAGCACAAATTATACATTAGTATGCCCCGTATTACAAAGTTTATTAACTATTGTATTATAGTATACACATTGAAATAATACAAGTGCATGTTTATTATTTTTTTTCAGATAAATATTGTAAGAACCCCTCATCAATATTCTTATACTTTCTTTGCTCTGGAGTCATTCCAGCACATGCGTTGTGCAGATCTGGAAAAACTGGATCAACCAAATATTGTCTTAATATAAAAATAAAACAATTTAATTTTGGAATTGGTATTGTTATTTGTTTTTCTACTTTTACTTTCACAAATGGATTGCTTGGATTGAATTTTTGTTTTGGTAAATCTGGGTGAAAATTAATTTTATTTTCAAAAACGGGAGACCAGACAAATCTTTTTAATGGACCTTTCTGACTCGCTATTTCTGCTAATTTATAACTATCAGATAGATTCATACCTGGAATTGGTGCATGAATTTCTGATAAAGGTCTGCCTATTTTTTCTTCGGGTCTCCAACCAGAAGGAAAGCAGACATGTGTTGCTTCCAGAGAATCTTTTCCATTGATAGCAGAATGAATAGCAATGTCTTCTTGTAACTGCATCGCTATGTTATCAAAAGTATATGGAGGTTTTACCCAATTTGCGTGAATATTAATTAAATCTTGAAGATAGTTTAAAACACGGCTTGTTAGAAAGATATTGTGTAGTAGATAGACCTGCTGAGCTTTACAGGCTTTCTTTTTTTCTTCTATGTAATCGTCGTAATTTTCATCACGATGAAAGGGAGACTCTTCAAGATCCAATCGTTTTAGTTGAGGTGAGACACTGTAGCCGTTCTTGTAGGGATTCATTTTGTTTTCTCCTTGCTATTAAGAACCGCAAAACTTAGCTTTGTTGATGGAGGAATTGATGTTTTTTTGATGTCTGTTAACTTGCGTGAGAAACATCTGAAAACTCAACTTTGTCGCTAACAGTATATTCTTCAACCAACTTATCTACACTTCGACGATGCCAATTCCCAAAAGGAACTCCAGCGTCTAAGAGTCTTTTGCCTTGGTAGGCGATGTTATACGCTGCGTTTAATTGTGCATTGTCCTGATGTCCGCATTTAATACAATGGAAATCGTCAGTAGTTTTTCTGTTATTTGCATGGATGTGTCCACAAAGCGAACACCTTCTGGAAGTATTTTTACAAGGAACAACATAAAACGGAACCCCTTGATTTTCACACATTGTTTGTAGGTTTGGGATAATTTTATCTTGACCAAAAGTTCCAGATGTTGCAATTCTCACACTGTCAATGCAAAACAATTGTTTGTTTTTAATAACTGTTGACAGAATATCTTTACAAATTCTTAAAACAATTTTATTGGCCTCTTTGTGTTTTTTCTGAATTTGCAATCTTAGCTTTCTACGTTGTTTAGATCTTAATTGTCTCCTTTTAACCGTAACCTTTTTATCTTTATCTAAAGACTTATTGATTTCTCTGATTTCTTCTTCTAGCTTAATCAAAGTTTCGGGCTTGGTTATTACAGTTCCGTTATTAAAATACATCCAAGATTTAGAATCTTTATTAATATCAAAAGCAAGGATATCATCAGGAACGTAAGATTCACTTACTTCAACGTCAACTCCAGCAACAAAGCATTTTTGCGTGAAAGAAAAGTTGCCGCCAAAATCTATTTTTGTAATAAGATCTTCTTTTAAACTATACTTGTAGGGAACTTTTTTAAATTCACCTTTAGGCGTATACATTGTTCTAACAAGAAGAACTTTGTTTTCTTTGTCAATCCTAATCGCGGGCTCACTAAACGTAAAAGATTTATACTTAAACCCAATAGGAGATTTGATGTCAAGAATCCTGTCTTCATTTCTTCCCCAATAACTGCTATATCTATTAAGAACAATTGAAACGCAGTTACGTTTCATTGATTCTCTACAAGTGTCTTTGTCAAACAAGTGATGAACCGAATTCTTGAACTGTGCCTTTGTTTGCTCAGTTCCATCTGAGTATTTAACGTATTGATTTTTTGTAATTTCTACAATTTTACCGCTTTTGATCATATTTCTAATATACTTAGAAATTCTTCTTTGGGTTTCAAGTTCCTTTTTAAAATCTTCTTCAAGTTCTGAAAGATCCAATCCCCAAAATTTTGCATTTCTTTTGAACTTAATCATTTGGCTTTTTACTTTTTTAAAATAAAAAATGACGGTTTGGGACGGCTTCCATCTCGGCCAAGAACCGTAAAACTTGCCTTTATTGATGGAAGTACAGTAGCCCGACGAGGAATCGAACCTCGAACTAGGGTTTAGAAGACCCTTGTTATATCCGTTTAACTATCAGGCCAAAGTACGGCAGGCTGGACTTGAACCAGCGATCTCCGCTTTATAAGAACGGGGCTTTAACCAACTAAGCTACTGCCGCATGTTTGTTGATTACCGTCCTGATAATTCCCAGCCGATCTACTTTTAAAGATCCGAACACTTAGTGGGAACAGCAAGATCTCCAAAACCAAAACTCATTATACAATATTAAAACTCAATGTCAACTCAATATTTAAAAAACAAAAATCGAACACTACCTTCTTGCTTGGGCTTCCCCAGTCTTTCCCAACCTGGAGGAGTGTAATCAAAATCCAAAGTTGGTGGAGTGTATTTGAAATAAGTTGGTTCTGGAAAATAAACTTCTGCTTTGAATGGTGCAGTGATAATTGTTTTTGCACCATAGCCAACTCTACAACCCACATCCTTGAGATAATAACCAAAACCTTTGATGACATCACAAGGATTCATAGCTTTGTAGTATACTGCATTTTCTTCTTTTGCAAATACATTACTACTGACCATCAAGAGCAAACAAATTGTAAATAGAATTTTTTTCATTTTTTTTCTCCATTGTAAAAAGGGGGACAGGGCCAACCGTATCCCCATCTTAACCAACCATAGTTAAGATTAAAAGTAATCTTGCGACCATTCATTGTAATCGTCAATATGTTTGACCTCTTTGTTATATACTACACATCGTCAAATATCAACCTTAGACTTTACTTAAAAATACTTTTTCTTTCGTCATCGGGTTTGGGTTCGATTGTTTTATTAACAATAGTTTTAGTTGAGGGTTCATAATGTAAAAACCAAGAGTAGCCAATAAAGTTTCTGTCGCAATACATATTCTCTACTTCTTCCCGCATCCACACGTTGACTCTATATCGTTGTAGGTCTTCACTTTCCCATAAAAATCTATCAGTTATATTTATTACATTCTTAGAATCGTCAACATTGATTTTTGTTTCTAAAAATTCTTTCAATACTTCATTAGGTATAGTTGGCCTGGGTGCTTCTGGTTTATTGGGCTTACGTTTCTTGCTTTTCTTGTTCTTTTTAATAACCATTCTCATTCTTCTCCTCCGCTAACTTGCTCTAACAGTTTATCTAGCCTGTCTTGAAATATTGTAGCATTACAGCAGCAAAATTTAATATAAGTGCATACTCTTGTATGGCACGCAGGACAATGAACATACCAACCACTGCATGATTCACAATAGCTCACCATGAGATTATTATCTTTGGTAAACTGGTTAACAATTACTTGTTCTTTTTTTTTTGGATTATACATTTTCAAACCATGAAGAATAAAAAACGTTATGACCTTGTGCAATTCTCGCACGAGCATCTTCAATGAAACTCAAATCTTTTGATTTTTGATATTCATCTTGTGATAAGTTCTCATTGTTTATATCTACTTCAAGTTGATCTAAATCCTGAAGCGTCAACTCAACTTCAATGCCATTAAATTCACCATTTCCACCTTTGTTATTCCATAGGTTTTCCATCCACACATGAAGATCGTCCCTCCTACGCCAGTACGCGATCTCGACTCTGTCTTCATCCTCAGTAATAGTTGCATATTGGTCAACTTCCATACTTCTACCTTTCGTCAATATCGAGAGCTGACTTTAGATATTTCTGATAATAAAACAATGTTATTTAAATCGTTAAAATTGGACAGGTCAAAGTACTCTCCTTTTTTTAATTTATAATTTGATAATTCTTCAGGTTTTATAGAGCAAATTAATTCTTTATCATCGGGATGTGATCCTGCCCACATCACCTTGATACGAGTAGATTCTTCATCGTCTATCATGTGTAGTGTACTAATTCAGCACTAACCCCTTTCAGTTTGTAGTATTGGGGTAGATTATCAACGTCCAAATGTTGACCAGGGGGCGGAGTTTCTTCCTTGGTCCTATCATAATAAATAGATGTCGCAAGAATTATACCCATTCCAATTATCGACAGTGTTAAAAAAATAACTTCTTTTTTTTCTCTCGGCATGATTTACCTTTGATTCTCAATAGCCCACGATCCAAAAATAAAAATTAATCCAATAACTATAATATATGCTAGTACATTAATCATACTTCTCCTTTTCAAGGGAAAACTGTAGATTATCTCGTTGTAGTTGTTCCAAGAAATAAGCCTTGGCTTCTTCTTTTGCTTCTTCTTCAGTTTTAGCCTCGGACGCATACCCACTATCTAAATAAACAAAGTACACAATTAGATCCTTTCAATTAGCCAACGGTTGTTTTTTAAGTCCTGCTCAATAATTTCGTAAGTTACACCATCAATTTCAAAAGTTTCTCCAACAATTAAAAATTCCAATTCTTGATTTAACCTCATAGAGTCGGAAAAAAGATCATACCAGTATTGCTGTAATATTTCAGTCATTTTTTAAAGACCATCTAAATACTTGAAGGAAAACAAGAAACAGCCCTAAACCTAAAAATAGTTCTAAACTATTATAATCCATTGATTTTACTCCAAATATAAGAAAATACGTAGGAACATGTGTAGACGAGACCACTTACTACACATGCGAGCAACCCCATCTCAACAGTTCCCCCGCAAACACAGGAAAGAATCATTATACTGTTAGTCCCTTCTCTAAACTTTTGAGCAGATCCTCCACATTAAAAACTTCGGCGAGATCAGCACCTAGAGTCTCCTCGTTGGTATGTCGTTGTCTATCTGTAAGAGACAGCCACAAAAGGTACTTCAATTCTTCAACGCTAACATCCTGGCCCGCCATCAATTTGTATGCAATATTCATTTAAAACCCCCTTACTCATCTTTATCTTGCTCTAATAGATATTTGTAAATTCCCGTTAATAACTTTAACATTTGCTGATACTCTTTATCAGAATATTTATAAAAGTCTTTTTGTATGTTGTACAGGCTCGTTCCATCTACCCTGTCTAACATATCAAGGGCAATTTCAAAAGCTGTAATTAGGTCAATCTTTTTGTCCATTAGTTGTTTTTCTTTGCAAGAGATAATGTAAAGTTGGGCTCAATGGGGCTAACTTTACCGGTAAGTTCGTATAATTTTTCTTGCAACGATTTAATATTTTCGTTTGTAGAGGCACGTTCTTCATCTGTTAATGTACTAGATTGAATGTCCTTCAAATAATCAATAGCAAGAGTGAGTTGTTTGATTTCCCAATCAATGTTGTAAGCCTGAGCCGTCATGATAACTTCTCCTTGTCTAAGTTGTAAAGAAACGTGTAATACTGATTCTGATTATATACTACTTATCGGAATTGTCAAGAGGTTTCTTCAATATGATTTCAGATTTTATTGATTTGCTCTGTATTCTCTCCTCGTGTAGTATTTTGAATGTAAAATAAACAAATGCAGATGCTGCAATTAATGCGAGAATAAAATTTGGATCAACTTTTTTGAAGATAAACGGTCTTTTCATTAAGGGTTCCTTTAAAATCCTGGCGTCATTCCAGAAGGGGGTTTGCTTAACAGTATTCCCTTTTGGGGTTCGGGGTCGGGCAGCTCTATAATATGAAGGTGACTATGTTCAACTCTGCTGTATCGCGGGGGTGCTACAAAGTATCCCAGAAAAGTTCCAACAGTCAAGCCTACACAAAAACATATTAACAATTCCGTATTTTTCATAGTGTACCCCCTTTAAGTTGATATATTGATGAACAATATATATTACACACCTTATTCAACTTGTGTATTTTTTATTTGTTGAATATTTTGCTGTCTTGTTGTTCTCAAAATCCATAACTCATAACACTCGGCACACTTGACAACATCGCCTTTGTTGGTTGGAATCTTGTAGTAGTCATCTGTATAATAATCACACAATATGCATTTTAGTTTTTTCTTTTGTTTTTTATTTTTTTCTACCATTAAATTCCTTTTTATTTTATCCCACGGTAAGAATATATAATTTATGTTCGTAGTATGATAGGCCAAAATAAGCATAAAAACACACACATTCTCGCCATGCTCGATATATATTTTATAGCAGGAAAAAAGACTCTATAACACAATAGAAATGTACACTAAACACTATAATAAAAGAATATATGAATAATTATATCTCTAACACATAAAAACATTATATCACCCTATGTTTGCACATTAAGAGATACAAGAGCTAACACCATTTGTTCCCACAATTACCCATTTTGAACCACGTACCCCCGCAATAAGTAGTAAAGTAATTTTATTTGTTAAATATTGCCGCTAGAAAGTCAAAATATGCCGCAAAATAGACCCAGGTTGGATCTTTATCGTGCTAAAATGACATATTTGTATGAATATAAG